AAATTTTATATACCCGAAATAATAACTGCGATAGTTGGTTTGATATTATTAATATATGTATTATTTCATATTTTTAATTAATAACAAACTATAAAAAAAAGATGAAACAAACAGCAGTAGAATGGTTAGAAATAGAACTTAAAAAAAAAGGTTTTGATTTCCCTTATGTGACTTTAAAAATTGAACAAGCCAAAGAAATGGAAGAACATAATTTATTAGAAATGCTTCACAAATTTGCATTTGATTATACTTACAATTACAGAGGAGAAAAAACTATTTACGAATGGATACCTGAATGGTTTGAAGAGTATAAAAGATTAAACAATTAAACAAATAAAATTATGAAAGAAGAACAAAAACAAGAAACACTTGAAGAATTTGCTGAAAGACTAAGAGAAGAGATAAATTATGGTGCAAGTCAATCAGATATTATTGATAATTTGGCTAAATGGCAACAAGAAAGAAGTTATAGTGAGGAAGAAGTGATAGCATTTGGAGAGTTTATATTTAAACATAGTCTATTAGCACACTCCAAAGGAGTTAAGAGTTTATTTGAACAATTTAAAAAGAAATAAGATTATGACAACAGATGAAAAAGGAAATCCTATGACTTATTGGGGAGGATTAAAAGAAGCTAAACAAGAAACACTTGAAGAAGCTGCAAAAAGAATTTATGGTTCAGATGCATTAAAAGATGTTGAATATTATGCTTTCCTTAATGGTGCTAAATGGCAAATGGAAAGAAGTTATAGTGAGGAAGAAGTTGAAGAGTTAATATACAACGTATGTGGTGCAGTAGCAAGACTACAAGGAATTATATTAAATGGTAGTCATATAAACACTGCTTATAAACAACATAAAAAGAAATAATCATGAGCGCATTTGTATTTAGTGATCCACATTTTCATCATGAGAATATGGCAAAGAGAAGAGGTTTTTCTTGCGCTGAAGAAATGAATGAACTTATTGTAAAGAACTGGAACAATACTGTATCAAAAAGAGATGCAGTGTATTTGTTAGGTGACATTACAATGGAAAAGAATAACTATGCTATTCTTAGTAGACTCAACGGGGTCATAAACGTAGTTTTGGGAAACCATGATGAGCGTCAGCATACAAAGTGTATGGCTCATTATGTTAATTCAGTAGCTGGAATGATAGATTATAAGAACACTTATATTCTTACTCATTGTCCAGTGCATCCATCGCAACTTGAATTCAGATACTCTTATAATATTCATGGTCATGTACACTATAACAGTTTAGATGATCCGCGATATGTAAATGTGTGTGCTGAAGTTATAGACTACAAACCAATATTGATAACAGAATGCGTAAAAGAGTTCCGTTAAGAAGAAGAACCAGAAAAGAAAAGTCAGTTGTCCAAAAGTACTTTGAACATGCATTACGTGCAGATGTCGAGTGTGGACTGTTAAAACCTGAAAAGAAACTGGTGGAATACCGTAAAGAATATGGCAAAATCCTCATCAAAGAAAATGATGTAGCAGATGTAAAAAAACATCTAACACCTGAGTTTTTTAATTCGAAAATTGAAATTAAAAATTTTATTAGTTATGAACTACGAGAATCACATTAAAGAATTTAAAGTAGCAAATGTGCAATTGATGCAGTATTTGCTCAGCAAACACGGTGGACTTGATCCTATGATTGTAGTTCTTGTCAAAGAAAGCAATGATGAAATGAACATTGTTGCAGTACCTGTTCCAGGTGAATTTTTACACGATGACCAAACAAAAGATGTATTAGCAGGAGCTATTCCATCGTTGTTGGCAATGTTGGCAAAACAAGGAAAAGAACCGGTGTGTTTTTCTTTTTCTTCAGAAGCATGGTTACGCAAGACACCAGAAGGTGTAACAGAAGTTCCAGATAACTGGAAAGATTTACCTAAAACAGAATGTATGATTTCTTCATACGAATCTTCAGATGCTTCAGAGATGGAAGTGTTTGAAATTATTAGAGAAGGTAAGATGGCAAATGAAAATGGTGACTTAATTGACGCTATTGTATTACGACCACATTCTATTGAAGTTGATGGTAAAAAACCAAAAGCACTTAAAGGTAGATTCTTTGGAGCATTTCAAGAATTTTATAAAATGAGACAAAATGAAAAAGCAAATTAGTTTTGACGATGAAATTACAATTCGAACTGTTCATTATGGTAATTATCTAAAAGATGATGGTGACGAAGATGAATATGTAGAAGGAAATTATCCATTTGAAGTTCAGATGGAAATTCAAGCTGAGGTTCAAGGATCTGGTCAAGGTTGGGACACAATACAAGTAGTATGGGGTGATAAAAAACCATTTAGACATCTTATTGAACAACAAAAAATAGAAGAAAAAATTATTAAAAAGTACAAAACTAAATACTTAAAAGATGAATAAAGAAATTGTAAACGTAGATTTTGACTTTAGTGAACCGTACACAGATAGTCAAGGAAGAGAATTGGTAGCAAAAATTAGATTGAGTGTGGATGTAAGAAGCAAAAGTTTTAACATTATGCCAAGTGCTGTGAAAAAAGACTTTGTGTTTATGAATACATCTCAAGCAAATTGGCAATTATGGATTGCAACAGCAAAAGCAATTCAATCAGCAACTGAGTTTGCTGTCCAGTACATTGAAGAAAATACATTAACCTTTCCAGCATTAGAAGAAGATGGAGCAGTACAATAAAGTATTAATAGGACACGTAGGAGTTGATTCAGGTCAGCTTCTACTTTGTGATCCTTGTTACATTGATTCAGAATGGAAACAAGAAGATTTTACAGATGTTAGAGTTTATCAGCATAAAACAACCGGTGATAAGCTACAGTACATGGTTGATTTTCCAAATTATGGAGCAGTGATTCCAAAGTATGGAAAAACTATGAACGAGTTAAATGAAACTGGTGAATGGGAAGAAATTGAAGATCATACAACAGAACACAATTTTAGTTATAATGCTTGCAGTAAAGCAACATTATCTAAAAAACGTGCTGGACAGTTAAACTATGAAATGGGACACGAAGGTGTTGGCGTTGCATTTAGCACAGCATTTGGTGATGGTTTTTATCCAGTTTTTCAGAACTTTGATGACCAAGGTGAGTTAATTTCCGTAGAAGTAGTATTTCAATTTCCAGAAGACGACGACGATGAAGAATAATCAAAATTTAGTAGGTAAACGTGTACAGTTAATTTACATGAATGATAAACAGTCACCAGCACCTGGTACAAAAGGAACTGTAAGATTAGTAGATGATGCAGGAACTATTCATGTTGAATGGGATAGTGGATCACATCTTGGTTTAATACCAGGTGAAGATGAATATAAAATACTTGAACAATGAGTCACCCATTACATCATTCTATATCCAGTAAAAAAAAGTGGGGTGGTCACGTTGATGACTACCTCGCTCTCCACAATTGGTTTGACGAAACAAAAATGCACTATCCAGACATGCGTCATAGAGCATTGAGACATCACGCAGAAGGTATATTCTGGTGTGAAGAAAAGTTTGGCACTTATATCATCAATTCTGATGGAAAAATGGTTCCTGTAAGAGCACTTGGTGAGCAACACGTGATGGAAGATATAGGATTTATTCCTACTATCAAAGATTATCTTGACAACATGACTCAAGTAAACTGGATGTATAAGCCAGGTGAAGGTCGCAAAGTATTGAAAACAATACAAGAAGAAAAATCAGATTATGTATTTAGTAAAGAAGAAAAATTAGAAAATCATGAGTAAAATAATTAGCGCAACAGAAATTATTGATTGGTGTGACAAACAAGTTGCAGAGGGTAAAGAAATAACTCTTTGCTGGGAAGGTGGAGGTGACTCAGGATGGGTTTACTTTGAAGTTGACGGTGTACAAGCTGATGGTGAAGAAATCGAAGCACTTGTAGATATGATGTACAATGAACTTGACTATGGTTCTTGGGCAGGTGAATTTTCTGCAAATGGTAGAGCTGATTACGATCCAGCAACGAAATGTTTTGAAGGTATAGATTATTATTCTGAAGATGACTGGACAAACACAACATTTGAAGAACCGTTTGCATTTTATATTCCAAGTACTTATGGTTTTGACAGTATTGAGTATAATATTGAAGGTAGTTTTGAAGACGATTTTAGAGTAGAAATTACATTTAATATTATAAACGGTTTTATTACGCCAGAACTACGCGAACTTGAAGATGAAATATCTAAAGCAGTAAAAGAAAAAATAATTTCAGAACTTTCAGAATTTAAAGAGATTGATGTTAACTATTTTGGTACACATGAACTTGAACAAAGACATGAAATGAAAATAGAAAAAGAAAATGTTATTTTTGAAATTCCGTCAATTCATTATTCAGTTTACAATACTGAAGAAAAAGGTGTAACAATTGATTTAAAAGAACGATTAGAAAACGAAACAGATGACGAATAAATTTGAAAATTACACCTTTACTGTTAGAAACGTAAGAGGTGTAGAGCTTGATGAAGCATTACGATTATGGAAAACTGCATACTCTTCTTTTGACGAGTTTCTGAAAAATGTGATTATTTATGAATCACTTGAAGAGTTTGGAGATTATGTGTCCACAGTTTGGTCTGAAGCAAAACCTATTGAAATATCAGAGGCATTTCAGCAAAACAACACAGAAAGAAGAAGATTATATTTTGACATTATTGGTGTAGATAAAATCTTTGAACATGTAGATCCTGAATTGATTGACATGAAAGAAGTTGTCTTAAACAACAGACGATGGGATGCCTCTGGAAATGAGTATCTTCAAACAGGTATTGATAGATACACTCTTTACAAAATTAATGGTGATACTTTATTTGGTAGCACTATTAGTGAATGGCAACGTAAAAACAGTGCAGTATATGCTGTTAAGTGTACTTGTACTTCTACCGGTAGAAATTATTGGTTGTATGTACCACGCGAAGTCGGTGAAAAAGAATCTGCATTAGATGCAATTGCTTGGACATGTAGAATTGGAATTACAAATCCAAAAGCTATTTACAGACAAGGTGATATTTTTGTTGTTGCAGCAAATCATGATTCAAAACCTTGTGATCCGTATCATTTAGATTATGCAACATACAGTTCATTAATTCAATCTCAAACATAATGGCAAAAGAATTAAAATCCAATCGAATTGTGTTAGCATCAGGTGATTTTGCTAATACTCACGCAGTTGTTTCAGATAAACAAATGCAGTATGAACACTTGGAAAATAGTGTTATCAAGTTCAATGTTACAAAAGACGCAACAATTACACACGAGGAACATGATGTAATCAGACTTCCTGAAGATGTGTATTATAAATTCAACCAAGTTGAGTTTAATCCATTTAATAACACAGTGTCATTTGTGTTTGATTAACAAGTAGTTACGAACCAGGAATTCAAAACTCTTGGTTCGTACTATTTTTTTGTTTAATATTGTAAAAAAAAGATATGCAAGTTAAAGTTAAAAAATTACACGAATTGGTAGAAATACCAACTTACGCTAAACCAGGAGATGCAGGAATGGATCTTACTGCTGTAAAAATTGAAAAAGATGCTTATGGTAATGCTGTAATCTATACAGGATTAGCTGTAGAAATTCCAGAAGGATATGTTGGATTAGTATTTCCAAGAAGCAGCATCTCTAAATACGACATGCATTTAAGAAACAGTGTGGGCGTTATCGATTCTGGATACAGAGGAGAAATTATGCTAAAATTTAGTTTCTTAGAAGATGGTAACTTGTACCAAATGGGTGACAAAGTTGCTCAATTGATAATCTTACCTTATCCACAAATTACATTCGAAGAAGTTGATGAATTGTCAGAAACTGAACGAGGTGAAGGAGGGTTTGGTTCCACAACGGTAGGTCATGACGGTCCAACGAATTTGTAAAGTGAATGGTAGTGAGTTTGGTGTAGGTTTGTTTATTGAAAAACAACCTACACTTGCTTACTTTGATCATTCAATTTATATAAAGATATTTTGGTTTCAATTAGGAATTAATATATTATGGAAATAAATTTTAACACTGGACAAATAGAAGTTGTTGGTCCTTATGGCAGAGTTTATTTGTACTCACACAACACTGCTAATGAGTTAGTTAGTGTTGTTAGTGATGTGCTTTCAAGACAAGTAAGATGGGATGATCCTGACTATCTTTCAAGAATGATTTTTTGCAGAATGGTACCAAAAAATAAATGGGATGACGAATTAGGATTTGGTATTGGTACTCAACTTTACAGAGATGTAAACATGTTGATTTCTTTAGATACTGTTCATCAAACAATTAAAATTTCTTCTGCATTTGAGACATATATTACGAATAGTATTACAATGTCTTTTGACGATTTTCTAAATAAGTATGCAGACAGTGCAGAATTGTAAAAATTTACTGGAAAAAAATGACGCAATCATAGCGTTATAGTGGAAAATATTTTCTCAGAACAACTAATTTGAACCTTTTACTGGAAATTAATGAGTAGCTTAGTACTTTATTTAAGATGCAGCTACAATGATATACCAATTGCCCAATGGTAAAAGTATCGAGATGTCGATAGAACAGTACTTAAGAATGACCGATGAGGAGCTTAAAGGACTGGTTGCATATAACTTTGGTGAAGAATTTAATGATCCGTTTATATTCAGTGTTTTAAAGCATGGACCATCTGGTCCTGAAGAGCTTGAAGAAATGGATGAAGAAGATTTTACTGAGGAAGAATTAGAAGACTTAACCACAATACTTCCTGAAGAAAAGTTATATGATGACGACTACATTGACTACGATAACTTAGAACAGTAATGGATCCAGTTTCACAAAAAATATGGGATGACTTTATAAAGAAGTCAGTTCATGAAACAGGATACTGGTTTTCTGCATTTACAGCTGATGGACACGCTCACATACATTGTCATGATTTAGCTAAATGGTTGATTGAGTTTTTATCAGAACACAAAAACAAAGTAATATATGACTTTGGTTGTGGAGATGGTTTTTATTTACAGCAATTATACTCAAATGGTATTAAAAATGTAATTGGTATTGAACCTGAAACTCCCGCAAAAAAACATTCCTTTAAAATTTTACCACACAATCTTGCTTTTGAATTACCTTTAACAGAAAAAGGTATTGTAATGTCTTTTGAAGTTGGTGAACACATTCCAAAAAAATATCAAGATGCATTTATTGACAATATAACAAAACTTTGTGATAGTTATTTGATACTATCATGGGCAATTGTTGATCAACCAGGTATTGGACATGTGAATTGTAAAAATAATCCAGATGTAATAAAATTACTTGAAGAAAAAGGATTTACATACTTACCAGAGTTAACAGAAATAGCAAGATCATATCCAGAAGGAATGTGTGGGTATTACAAACAAACATTGATGATATTTAAAAAATGAAAGTAGAAATATTTAGTATAATGAAAAACGAGGAAGCAATGCTTCCTTTTTATTTGAAACATTATCAAGATAGATTCAAAGATTGTGTTATCAATGTCTATGACAATGGTTCTACAGACAATAGTATTCAAATTTGTAAAGATGCCGGTTGTAATGTTGGAGAGTTTCCAGTTTACACTGAAGAAATTCTTAAAAATTGGAAAAATTCTATATGGAAAGATTCAACTGCAGATTGGATAATTGTTTGTGATATTGATGAGTTATTGCACATAACTGATTTTGGTTTAGAATCATTACCAGAACATGTGAATGTAATTTCAACAAAAGGTTATACAATGATAGATGTTACTGACGACAACTTACCAATTGAAAAGTTAGATCATGGCGTGTATGCTCCTCCTTATTGCAAAAACATAATGTTTAAAAACAATTACATTAGCAATATGAATTATGAAATGGGTGCTCATCAATGTAATCCTGTTCCAACACCGGTTTATTCTGCAGATGTTTATGCATTATTGCATTATAATAAATACAGTTTTACATTAGAAAGATTTCATCAAAAGTTTCAAGTTGCAAAAGAAGTTTTAAATGAAGATCAGTTAGAAGTAATAAATGAATCATTAAACACGCTATTTGAATCCAGTAAAATATTAGCAGTAAAATTATTATGATACAACCAAAAAAGAAAATTTGTGACGCTTGTCAAACTGAACAACTCATCTGGAAAAATCACGATGGTAATAAATACTGCAGAAAATGTTGGTTAGACAAAACATTTGTACTTCCAAAAAAATATCTAAAACCTATAAAACCTAAAGCAGATAAACAGGATCCTCTTGATAAATTATATTCTATCATGAGAAAAGATTTCTTATCTTTACATCCAGGATGTCAAGCAAGGTTGCAAGGTTGCAGTCTTCAAAGTACTGACGTACATCATAAAAAAGGAAGAGGATTACACTATCTTGACAAAACAACATGGTTATCAGTATGCAGATCATGTCACACTTGGATTGAATTACATCCTAAAGAAGCAAAAGAATTAAATTTTTCACTTAACAGATTAGAAAATGGATAACAAAAAATTCGTTGGATTCTACATTATTGGTGCTGCCAATAAAGAAGATGCACAAAAAGGTGCTGGATTATTATTATGGTCACAATTAAAACCAAATTGGTTGGTAAGATTTCTTGACAAAAACTTGTTAAATATCTATTGGATTGACAAGGAAGATTATAAACCTGTTGCAAAAGAAACAGTAGCAGAAAAAACTAAATTGGAATTTCCTAAACACAGAACTTACAGAAAGAAAAAAGCAGATGAAACAAGATAAACGTGAAGAAATCCAACGTGAAGCATTATTTGCCACAGAAGGAGTTCATCGTTGTACGTTAGGTGTTTCAATGGGTGTTGGTAAGACTTACATAGGTCTTCGACACATGGATGATCAATATAATAATCATGGTGCAACTAAATTCTTAGTAGTTGCACCAAAACTTTCTATATTTACTTCTTGGAAAGATGATGCAGTAAAGTTTGGTTTAGAACATCTTTTACCTCATATTAAGTTTACTACCTATCTATCATTGACAAAACAAAATGTCGATTATGATTGCATATACTTAGATGAGTGTCATAACTTATTGTACACCCACGAGACATATCTTCTTTTTTACCACGGTAAAATATTAGGATTGTCCGGAACACCTCCACGTCACGCTACTTCAGAAAAAGGAATAATGGTCAGCAGATATTGTCCAATTGTATATTCATACATAACAGACGATGCAATTGATGATAACATACTTAATGATTATCGTATTGTTGTACATTTATTACCATTATCTACCCAAAAAACATACAAAGTTACCAAGAAAAACGGTGGATTTTTTATGACTTCTGAGCGTGATCACTACAACTATTGGACAAACACCATAGATAGAGAATTTTCTATTGGTTCTAAACAAAAATTACGCATATTGCGTATGCAAGGATTAATGCAATATCCTACTAAAGAAAAGTATGCAAAACATTTACTGCAGCATGTTGATGATAAGTGTATAGTGTTTTGCAACAATACTGATCAAGCTGATAGAGTTTGTGACAACAGTTATCACAGTAAAAATGTTAACAGTGAAGATAACTTACAAGCATTTAAACAGGGAATGTTTAACTGTTTATCTGCAGTTCAACAATTAAATGAAGGTGTAAATATTCCAAATTTAAAATATGGAATTATTATGCATTCGTATAGTAATGAACGTAAAAGCAATCAGCGTATTGGTAGGTTGTTAAGACTTAATCCGGATCAACAATCTGTAATTCATATTCTTGCTTATAAAGATACTGTAGATACAGAATGGACAATTAGTGCGCTTAGCGATTTAGATCAATCAAAAATAACTTGGAAAGATGGAGAATATAACAGTTAAATTTGGAAAGCACAATGGAGAACTAAAACCATTGACAATTACTGATGCTACATTGTACAATCAGTTTAAAAAAGATCTTGCTGATGGTGAAATGATAGAATTATATATCACTAAACTATCAGATGAAGACGATAAAACTATTGGACAACTTGCAAAAGTACATGCGTCTATTAGAGATTTGGCAAGATTTACAGGACACACATTTGAAGAAATGAAAGATGCTGTAAAAGAAAAAGCAGGACTTTACGATCCTGCTTCTAAAGAGTATAAAAGTTTTGCTGAATGTAGTAAAACTGAATTGTCAGATGCTATACAAATCTGCATAGAAATTGGTAATACTGTTGGATTTTACTTTTGATTATTAATAGTAAATAGTATTACTTTTTTTCTTCTGTTTGCGCAGCTTGTTCTTGTTGTTCTTGAATTTTTTTCTTAAGATCTTCTTGACTAATAAAATTTGTCTTCCCTTCTGCTTTAGCATTTTTTTGAAATTCAGATAAAACAATTAGTAATGTTTCAAGATGAAAATCTTCTTCATCAGTAATTGCTTGAGATTTTGCTTTTTCAAGAAATTTTTGAATATTTTCATTAGATCTACCTTTTAACATAGATAAATACAATGCTTGTAATCTTTGAAAAAATGTTGTACTCATTTTAATGTTTACAATTGCTTTTTCATCAATTACTTCAACAAGTTCTTCTGCTTGTTTTGCAGAAGTTTTTTTAGTTTGTTTTGCCATGGTTTTATAATTAATTAATTAACATACAAATATACAATAAATGTCAAATATACCAAATAAATTAACTCCACAAGAATATGCATCAAAGATGTATGAAATGCTGAAACCATCAGGGTGGCATAATGTTTTAAAAGGTTTTCTATTGTCAGAAGACTTTGTTCATATAATCAAAGTACTTGAAAATTGTGTTGCTGAAGATCAGCGTTTTACTCCACCATTAAAACAGGTATTTAGAGCATTTATGGAATGTCCGTATGATACAACTAATGTAATCATAGTAGGACAAGATCCGTATCCTCAGTTAGGTGTTGCTGATGGTATTGCTTTTTCGTGTGGTAATACCAAAAAACCAGAAGCATCGTTGCGTTACATTTTTAAAGAAGTAAACAAAATTGTTTACAATAATGAAAAAGATGTAGCTACATTTGATCCAGATTTATCACGATGGTCAAAGCAAGGTATCCTTATGTTGAACACATCGCTTACTACAGAAATTGGTAAGATTGGTAAACACATTCCTATTTGGGATCCTTTTAATAAGTATCTTATCGATATGCTTAACGCAAACGATAGAGAATACATTTGGGTTCTTATGGGTAAACAGGCACAACAGAACGAAGATTTGATTGATAACATCCTGAATAACACACAGATACTAAAATGTTCACATCCAGCATCAGCGGCATATCAAAAGTCTGCTGAATGGAATAGTAACAACATTTTTAATCAGGTAAACGATGCTTTAAAAGCAGCAAATAAACCAAAAATAGTGTGGTAAAAACTTGTTTAACTTTTAAAAGTTTATTATCTTCGTAATCTAATTTAAACTTTATATATTTATTTCCATGGTTGATGAACCAAAAAAAATAGAATGGAAACAGTATGGTGAAGTGATGAATGAAGGTATCAAATACATTCACTCAAGAGCAAGTGGAAGTATTAAATCTTTAAAAACTCAATGGAAACAATTCAATAAGATTGGATTAAACGGTATTGAGTGGCAATCACTATATGTTATCGCTGCAAGACCAGGAGTTGGTAAAACTCTTATTGCAGCATCTTTAACACGAGAATTACAGCGTTTGAATCCGGAACAGGATTTTGCTGTACTGCATTTTCAATTTGAGATGCTTGGTAGAAACATGGCGTTGCGTGAGTTATCAGCAACCAGTGGATTAAATATCAGATATTTACAGTCTGCACAAGATGATGGTATGCCACCATTGACCAGTGCAGATTTTAATAAATTGAAAGAGTACGCAAGTAAACAAGGTATTAGAAAAGAATACATTATTGACAAAGCATTGACTGTAAACGAAATGCGTAGTGCTATTTTTAGTTTCTACAACACAATGAAGAAACCTTTTGTTATTACTTTGGATCATACTCTTTTAGTAAAACAATCTGGTAGTGAGAATAATAAGCAATCAACCTTGCAAAATCTTGCTATCATGATGACAGAAATGAAAAATATGTTGCCAGTAACTTTCATTGTACTGACGCAATTGAATAGAGAAATTGACGATCCAGAACGTCAGAAACCGACAGGGAGAGGTGAAGGACACTATCCCACTGAGTCTGATGTTTATGGTAGTGATTTTTTACTTCAATGTGCAGATGTTATGATTGCTTTTAACCGCCCAGCAAAGTATAATTTAGGACTTTATGGACCAAATAAGTATGTCATAGATGATAAGTTCCTGCTGGCAATGCATATTTTGAAGAATCGATTTGGTGATGTTGGTATTCAATGGTATAGAGCAGAATATGCTAAGATGACTATTGTGGAAGCTGCCACTCCATCAACTCGAATAATTAGTAGTTCAAGTTAAATGTAAAATGTAAAATGTAAATTAAAATGTAATTATTATGTCAACAACAACAAAGAAAAAACACATTAATGAGCTTACTGAAGAGTTCAGACCTTTTTGGGAACCTTTGTTTGAAGAAATGGGTATTGAAAACCCTTTGTTTTTTGCAAAATTATGTTACAATGGTAACGAATTTGGAGCACTGCCTGTAGAAACTATTAGGTTTTATGCAGAACAGATTTCCAAAAACCAAGATGTATTCATAGAACTCTTTGACTGGTTTGATAAACCTTATCATGAAGGAGAACGTGTGCTTTACAGATTTAAAAATGATCCTGATTGGAGAGATAATCCAGCAGATTACAGAGAAATAACAAAAAAGAAAGATGGAACAATGCTTCCTTATCCGTCTTATGCTTTTAAGTTATCTTCTTGCGAAGTGGTAAACAGAACAAATATTAAGTTCAGTGTGCCAGAACCTCAAACAAAAACATCAGAAGAACCAGAACTTACGCTTCCTAAGTACGGTGAAATTGATAATGAGATATTTGATGACAACTATCTCGAAAAAGATGATAATCATTATGCTCAAATGACAATTAGAGACATTTACTGTATTGTACAGAATGTTCCAATGTCAAACAAAAAGTGGTTAAACAATTTAATAAAAGACGGTAAACAATGGCAACAGAAGTAAAAGGTATAGAATTACCAACTGCTACAGTAAAATCAGTAGTAAAGAGTCCAAAAAACTTAATCATATTTAGTAAACCAAAAACAGGTAAAACAACATTGTTGTCACAATTGCCTAACTGTTTACTTATAGATTTGGAAAGTGGTTCTGATTATGTTGATGCAATGAAAATTAAAGCAAGCAACATTAAAGAACTAATGGATATTGAAGCTGCTATTATTAAAGCAGGTAAGCCATATAAGTATATCGCTTTGGACACTATTACAGCATTAGAAGACATGTGTATTCCATACGCAGAGCATTTGTATTCGTTATCACCAATGGGTGCTAATTGGAAAACAACTGGTAAAGCAAAGTATGGTAACATATTGAATCTTGCAAATGGTGCAGGTTATCCGTGGTTACGTCAAGCGTTTAATGACATTACATCAAGAATCAAAAATCTTGCTCCTAATGTTATTTTTTGTGGTCACGTAAAAGACACGTTGTTATCTAAGAATGGTAATGATTTTAGTTCGTTGGATCTTAATCTAACAGGTAAACTGAAAGATATTACTACTTCTAAGTCAGACGCGATTGGGTACTTAGTACGCAAAGGAGACAAAAATATCTTGAGTTTTAAGACACAAGATGATATTTCATGTGGTGCAAGACCAGAACATTTAAGAAACAAAGAGATTGTTATCTCTGAAACTCTTGAAGATGGTACTATTGTAACACACTGGGATGAAGTATTTATTGATTAATTAAAAAGTATTATTAAAATTAAAAATTAGAAAAAAATGGGAACATTTAGTTTAAACAATTACAATCCATCAGAAGGAAATTATGTATCTAAAATTTTATTACCGGGTACTCACAAATGTAGAATCATTGACTTAAAATTGGAAAGACCTCCTTATGACAGAGATCAATATAATTTGATTTTTGTATTAGAAGGTGAAGAAGTTGGTGATGGATTTGAAGGTATTCAAATTAACAGATTAGATCCTTCTAAAGGAAACTATAAAGGACAGATTGCTTCTGTAAGAAGTGGTCAGTTTGGATTCAAAGACTGGGTTTACAAAGGTAAAACTATCTTGAGAGACGAGTCCATTCAAAATTTCTTAGGTAGTTTCTTGAAACAACTTGGATTGTTAGAAAAGTTCCAAGGACTTAATATTCAGTGTGATACAATTGAAGATTTGGTTGTTGCAATCAGAAATTTCATTTGTAAACCAGACTTCTGGTTGTATTTTACAATTGGTGGTCAAAAATATTTCAAAGATGGTTCAGACTATCCAAACTATTCTTTATTTTTACCAAAAAGAACTGAGGGTAAATATGCTTATGCATTAACTGCAGAAGATCCAAACTTCTTGCAGTTTAACGAAGCTGTTCATATCTATGAGAAAAAAGTTACTGAAGATACTTCTGAAGCAGTAAGTGAATTTTCTGCAGCTCCTGCAGCTCAAGATATTTTCAATGACACGCCAGCTGCAAACACGCCAGTTTTTGATGACAATGTAAATGACTTACAACTACCATAATTAAAATGTTTTATTTTTAAGATAAGGGTAGATGTAATGTCTACCCTTTTCATTTTAATGTAAAATAGTAATTATGTTTAGTTTAAATAATTTTGTCGCATCAATAGAGGATGTACCATCAGATTGGATATTTGAAAACTATTTGGAGCTTAACGAAAAGTTATCAGGTCAAAATGTTAGAATGAACAGTCTGTTTAATCCACACGATAGAGATCCATCAATGTATCTTTATTATGTGAAAGCAATTGGTAAGTACCGGTACAAATGTTTTTCAACTGGTAAATCTGGCAATGCAGTTGATTTAATGGCAAAATTGTGGAATGTTGATTACGGTTCTGCAGTCTATAAGATTTTGGATGATTATCAGTCTTTCTTAAAGACAGGTAAAAAGACTCCAAAAAAAGAATTTGTTGAAACTAAATGGATTGTTTCTGAATATTTTATCAGAAGTTGGACCAGAGACGACGCAGATTTCTGGTTACAGTTTAATATTGGTAGTAAGTTATTAGATAAGTATAATGTAATTCCATTGCGCAGTTACACTATGGCAAAGCAAATTGGCGATGCTGTTACTGACGAAGAGTTTCATGTACAAAAAAAGTACACTTATTTGTACACTACAATGTACAACGAGATGTACAAGATTTACCAACCAAAAAATACTGCTAAGAAATTCTTAAAGTTGATGGACCATACTCAAGGTATAGATCAGTTAGAAGGAGCCAGATTTTTAGTTATCACATCTTCTCTGAAAGATTGTATGGCAATTAGAAGTATTCCAGGTCTTGACGTTGACGTTATAGCACCAGATAGTGAGAATACAAAGTTGTCTCCAGAATTAATTGAATCCATGAAAAGTAGTTACGAAGCTGTTGTTACTTATATGGATAGTGATGCTGCAGGTATTGCAAGTATGAAATATTATTTCGAAACTTATAATTTACCATTTTGCTACATACCACTTGAAAAAGACTTTAGTGACATCGTCAAAGTGCATGGTATCAAAAAAGCAGCGTATACTTTTATACCAGTTTTAGATAAAGCTGTTGCAAAATATAAAGAGTTAAATAGAGAATGGCTTGATAAAAGCGATTTAGTTTATTAGATTTGTAAAAAAATCAACATTATGAGCAACTGGATCTTAACTGAAAGTAATAACAAAGTAATTACAAGTTTAGAGGATATACCTAACAATGAGCATGTTATAGGTTTTGTTTACAAAATTACACACATTGGAACTGGTAAATTCTACATTGGCAAAAAAAGTCTATTCGCATCAAGAAAGACTGCAATCAGTAAAAAAGAAAAAGCAACTACCGGTACAAGAAAACGTACTAAAACAGTTGTAAAACAATCTAACTGGTTGTCATATTTTGGTAGTTGTAAAGAACTATCTGAAGAAGTGCTGAGAAATGGAGCACATAGTTATAAACGTGAGATTCTTGAATTGTGTTGCACTAAAAAATACCTTAATTATTGTGAGTTGGCGCATCAAGTAAAAAATGATGTGCTGACCAACAATAGTTACAACGGTAACATATTAGGAAGATACTTTGCAAGAGATATGCAAAATTGTAAATAATGAAAGTACAAAATTTAATGCCTACAGTAGCAGATCGTCTGCAAAAAGAAGAAGAGTTCTTTGACAAAAGTTTTATGATGTCTTATTCAGGTTTGAATAAGTTGTTATATAGTCCAAGATTGTTTTATTTACATTACATCTTAGGACAACGCGATGACGCGACTGACAAATTTGCAATAGAAGGGAAGTTAATCCACTGTCTATTTTTAAAACCAGAAGATTTTGACAAAGAGTTTGCATTAAGCATTGCTGATGTACCAAGTGATAATCCAAAAACATTATTGGATCGTTTGTTTGTACACTACAAGGAGCTTAACGCTGCAGGTGATCCAAGAGAAAACTTGGAACATTTTGAACATGCAATACTGGATATTCTAAAAGACATGAACTTGTATCAGACTTTAAAGACTGATGCTCAGCGTGTTGAAAAGATTATTACAGAACGACACGTTGCTTACTGGGACCACTTAAAAAATGGTGAAGGTAAAATACTTGTAGATCCTGATACATATGCTCAATGTCAAGCAATTGTAGAAGAAATCAAATCAAAAGATAATGTTATGTCTGTAATGGGGTATAGACCTCAGTTTGGAGATGACATTAAGTTGCAAAATGAAATTGAACTTGCAGCATTTGATGATAAGTATCCATTGTTTGGATTAAGAGGATTCATTGACAACTTGGTAATTGATCACACTAACAAAGTAATACGTGTTAATGATTTAAAGAAATCAAGTAAAGACATATCTTCTTTTCCAGAGTCAATTGAATACTATAAATATTGGATGCAAGCAGCTATGTACTACATGTTAGTATGTAATGTGTATTTATTCAAGCCAGAGTATTCAGACTACAAATTTGAATTTAGATTCATTGTGGTTGACAATTATCTGCAGATTGCACCAATTAGAGTTTCAACTGAAACTTTAAAAGAATGGGTTAAGAAAACCCAAGCACTATTGGATCAAGCTCATTATCATTTTGATAACAAGAACTTTGATCTACCATATGAATTTTTAATCAATGATGAAATTGTGTTATGATAACTGATATTTATAGAAAATATTTTCAGAAATCTTACAACTTCTTGTATCCTTTATTAGGATTAAAGAAACACAAAACCCACAAACCTTCCCAAACTTATATAGAATGGGAAGGTGTTTGTGATTTTACATCAAGAAAACTAATATGTGTATTTAAAAAACAAGACACCCCGGAATGGAAACATTTTGAGATGAATTATTTAATTGCACATAGTATGCTTGATCACTGTGTTCCTATTGACCAGGACACAATTGCATATGTATTTAATCTAAACTCTAAAGCAGATGATTTTGATGCATTTTGCAACGGTCAGTATTCACGATTTTCTCCTGAATCAAAAAAGATGTTGAGTAACTATTATGGAGTTCATACTCCAGAGTGGGTATTCATGGAATCTTACTTGTATCCAGAAAAATATTTTAAGAAATACGCAGAAATTTTAATGATTGATGTGGAAATTCTCAAAAAAGTTGGCGAACTTTGTGAAAAATACGATCAGGAAAAAGAGGTATATACTACACCTCATCCGGAAATCCAAGTATAATATAAACCAAAAAAAATAATGATAGCACAAAGTATGCTTATTTATTCTACTGACTGGTATGGTAGAAGAACTTTTAGAATGTTACCAGCAACAGAAGAATGCCCTTATAATGAAGTAATTTTTGATCCAAGTACAAAGGTTCTTGCTGTTATCAGTAAAGAATTTAAAGAAAAGCCACACATGTTTCCAAAGTTAAATGTAACAGGTAAACCGTTACACACAACTGCTGCTGGACAAGACTATGTGGAAGAACGTATTGTAATGGATACTTATTACGAGTACTATCTTGATAATATGGATGACATTAGAGTTTTTGTAAATCATTTTGCAATTAACAGTGATCATTCTGCAATCAAAATTCTTGATGAAGTTCTAACAGAAGAATAATTCTAACAATTAAAATGTCAATGATGTCACGTAATAAGAAATTTTGGATAATGGATTACGAAACAATAGTAAATTGTTTTGTGGCGGTGTTTACTGGATATTCTTCTGGTGAAACCCGGATCTTTGTTGTAAACAGAGATAGAAACGACTTGCCTGAGTTTCTTGATTTTTTAGATGAAAACATTGAACATAAAGATTGGCATTTTGGATACAATAATCTTGCATTTGACGCTCAAATAACTGAATTCATACTTGAAAACAGAAACGAGTTGTCTTATTTATCATCTGATGATTTTACAGCAACAATTGCACAATATGCAAGTTCTGTTATTGCAAAATCTAATAGAGGAGAATGGTTAGATTATCCAGAGTTTAAGTTGTCCATTCCGTGTGTTGACATATTCAAACTCAACCACTGGGATGGTACAGCAAAAAGATGTTCTTTAAAGTGGATACAGTTTTCTATGGATTGGTTTAATGTTGAAGAGATGCCTCATCATCATACAGAACCGGTTCTTACTGATCAAGTATTAGATTCTATTGTAAGATATTGTATTAATGACGTAAGGTCAACTAAACAAATATTTGTTCTTCGAAATCCTAAAGGAGAGCAAGTAATGGCAAGTCAAATAAATTTACGTGCTCAATTGAGTGCAGATTATAGATTAAATCTGTATTCTGCAAGTGAGCCTCGTATAAGTAAAGAGATGTTTCTTCACTTCTTATCTGAAAAATTAGGAAAAGATAAGAAAGAAATCAGAGTAATGAAGACAGAACGTGATAACGTAGTTGTCAGAAACATTATCTTACCGAGTATCAAGTTTGAAACGCCAGAATTTAATGGCGTGTTCAACTGGTTCAAAAGTCAAATAGTAAATACTATGATTGACATTGAACAAGCAGAAACAAAAGGTCCTAAATACAGGATGATGTTTAAAGGAGTTCCTACTGATTATGGTTTAGGTGGTTTGCACGGATGTATCAGATCTGGTATATACAGTGCAGGTAATGGTAAAAAGATTTTGTCTGCTGACGTAACGTCTTTTTATCCTAATCTTGCTATTAAAAATGAATGGTCTCCAGCACATATTCCTAAAAGAGACTTTTGTGAACTGTACGAATGGTTTTTTGAAGAGAGAAAGAAATATCCAAAAACTTCTCCTTTGAATTATCTATTCAAAATTATATTGAATTCTACTTATGGATTAAGTAAAAATAAGTATTCGTTTTTGTATGATCCTGAATTTACTTTCAGAATTACTATCAATGGACAATTACAACTATCAATGTTGTATGAGATGATAGCAACCAGAATCCCTGGTGCTCAACCACTTATGCAAAATACCGATGGTTTGGAGTTTCTTGTAGATGAACAAGATGAAAAGTTATTCTATGAAATCTGTAAAGAGTGGGAAGAGTTGACATCTTTACAACTTGAAACAGTAGAATATGACAAGATGATTATTGGCGATGTAAATAATTACATTGCAGTATACACCGATGGGAAAACAAAATGCAAAGGTCGTTTTGAATTTGAAGAACTGGCTCTTCACAAAAACAAATCTCATCTAATAATACCAAAAGCATTGTACGCATATTTCATATTTGGAAAAGATCCAAAAGATTTTTTAGAAGAAAATAGAAATATATTTGACTATTGTGCAGGAGCAAAACTGAAAGGTAACTGGTTCTTTGAAAAAAGAGGTGTAGTAAATGGCGAGTATAAAGCAGAAAAACTGCAAAGACTTGTTAGATATTATATTTCTAATGGAGGAGTGAAACTGATTAAGTGTAATCCGGATGGTCGCGAAATACAATTGGAAAGTGGTAAACACATGCAGACAATATTTAATTTGCATGAAGAAAAACCATGGGACCAATATGACGTAAATGAAAAGTATTATTTAGATAAGATTTACGATGAAATTCAAAAGATAGAAAAGTCATCTATCGTATTACCTCAAGATAAAGTAAATCAACAATTAAGTCTCTTTTAAAATGAAAAGAACAGTGAATGGCATGATTGCCTATGGTAAAATGTTAAGTACACCATTACCAGCAAAAACAAAAACATATACTCCTATCTCTCACAAAGACGTTGTCAGTCGTGTGAGAACAGAGATAACTGCAGCAGGATATGTGATTACTGGCGAAGATTACAAGTGCACGCAAGATGGTACTGTAGCAATTGGAAATTTTAAATTGAATTATAAAGCAGATCCGGATATTGAATTATCTGCAAACTTTATGAATTCATATAATAAACAATATGCATTTAGATTCTCACTTGGAGGATTAGTAAAAGTATGTATGAACGGTATGATGTTGTCAAACAGTAAGTTTGGTGCATACAAACGCGTTCACAAAGGTGCTGCAGATATACTTGCTGCTGGAAAAATTTCTGAATTTATTAAAGATTCAGAAGAATATTGGACAACTTTGGTTCAGCATAAAGAAGCATTAAAAGATCGCATTGTATCAAAACCAATTGCGTACATGATTCTTGGTAAATTATTCTTTGAACATGAATTACTGACTACAATGCAGTTAAACATGATTAAAAAAGAAATGGAAAAGCCAAGTTTTGAGTATAATGCTGATCCTGAAAGTGCATGGGTATTATATAATCACATTACACTTGCATTAAAAGAAGCTCATCCTTCTACTTGGATGGATGATCAAGTAAAAATGCATCAAGTATTTTGTGAGACATTTGGTATAAATGATGGAAACGATGACGTTGTCCCGGTATCTGAAGATGAAACAGAGGAAATAGAAGAGTTATTACCTTTTTAATAATTGGGGAGTGTAAAAGCTCCCCTAATATTATTTATTATGAAAATAAATGAGCAATTGCAAAACATGATAGATCTTGAAACAAGAGTAGCTAAATTGCAAGAAAAAATAGAACTTTTAAATTCAGAACCAATGATTGATGTTATATTACAAGCAATTATTAAAGTTAGTAAAAAACAAACATCGCACGATGTAGTTCAGTTTACAAAAAGATATCTACGTAGATATTACAATATTGATATGGATTCAAAATCCGTAAGAGATAGAATAGAATCAATAACTAAACAATTGAAACAATGACAAAAAATTTAAAATATGACCAAGCATTATCGCTTTTGGAAACCGGTAATACTGTTACCAGAAACGATTGGAAAAAAAGAGGAATGTTTCTTTATCTTCCAGAAGGTAGTAAAACTATTGAGCTAAAAAACGCTGAAGGAACTGTTGATCCAAATTGGAAACCAACTGAAGAAGATATTATTGCTGAAGATTGGGAAATGATTAATTCTTTATAAGATGATTATTGGTATTAATGGTAAGATAGGTTCTGGTAAAGATACTATTGGAGAAATAATTCAAGGTCTTTGTTTGACAAATAAAAATCAAACATTTGAAATTAAAAAGTTTGCTGGCAAATTAAAACAAATTGGTTCAATACTTACAGGTATTCCTGTAGAAAAGTTTGAAGATCAAGAGTTTAAGAAAACATTTTTAAGTAAAGAGTGGAACTCTCCTTATAATATTCCTTTTTCTGGTCCAGACTTTGTAAAACATGATGGAGAAATGACTGTAAGAGAATTTCTTCAAAAGCTTGGTACAGAAGCAATGCGTGATGGATTACATACTAATGTATGGGTAAATGCTTTGTTTGCTGATTATAATGCAACTGGATATAATTATACAGGATGTGAAAATAAAGTTATTCAAGGTGAATGGGAATATCCTAACTGGATTATTACAGACATGAGATTCCCTAATGAGATGGAAGCTGTTGTAGAAAGAAAAGGAATCACTATCAGAGTGGTGAGACCACATGGATATACTAATCCTCATACAGGAGAGTATAAAGAAATGCCTTTGAGCTATCACGCAAGTGAGACATCTCTTGATGATTCTAAGTTTGATTATGAAATTTTAAACGATGGAAGCATTGAAGATCTTGTAGAAAAAGTTAGAGAAATACTAACAAAAGAAAACATAATATGAAAACATTTGTAATAGGAGATGTGCACGGTAATTATCGTGCACTTCTACAATGTCTTGAGAAATCAGGATTTGATAAAGAAAATGACAAACTAATATCACTTGGAGACATTGCAGACGGTTGGAGCGAAGTTTCTGAGTGTGTTGATACTCTGTTATCAATTAAGAATTTAGTTGCCATACGAGGCAACCATGACGTTTGGTGTCACGATTGGTTTGAGTATGGTAGAACACCAATCATTTGGGCAGAACAAGGTGGTAGAGCTACTATGGAAGGTTATGTACGTACCGGTAAACTTGTTGAACAACCTCATAAAGATTTTTGGAAAAACCAAATAGACTATTACATTGATGATGAAAACAGATTGTTTATTCATGGTGGATGGGATTACATGGAAGGATTTCCACGTGGTGCAATGTTACCTGTTAACGCAGGAAGTCTTGCAAAAGAATGCCATTGGGACAGAAGTTTATTAATGGGTGCTAAGTCTGCATTTGGTAAAAAGATGTCAAGAAATGGTAAGTTTAAACCATTACTTGAGTTTAAAGAAATATACATTGGACACACTGCAGAAAACGATGGACCTAATCAGTACGGAAATCTTTGGAATATTGACACTGGAGCTGGATGGAATGGTAAATTAACAATAATGGATGTTGACACAAAAGAGTTTTGGCAATCTGATTTTGCTACTCTGTTGTATCCAGATGAACTTGGTAGAGGATAATGGAAATAAAAAAACAGAAAACAAAAACTTTAGTTACCAGAGATAATGGGAGGAGTAGCGATGCTATTTCTCCCAATTTTATTTATGGTTGTTTAGGTGGATGCATGAAGAGTTATTGCTATGTAGGTAGATTTAATAATGACAAGTTGTATATTAATGAAAACACCGGTGACATTCTTTCTTCAATACTTAAATGGGCGGAACCACAACCAATGCCTAAAACACCTAATCAAATTGATGACAAATATTACTGCATTGACATAGGATGCAGTACTGATGTACCTTTGCATAGTAAATATTATAATTGGCAAAGCGTGTTTGATTTCTTTAACGTGCATCCTAAGTTAAAGTCAACATTTGCCACTAAGTATCCTACTAAATTTGATCCAGGTAGTTATACTTTAATGAAAGATAAACATAGAATTCGTGTAAGTCTTATGCCTCAGAAGTATGCAGATGTATTAGAACCAAACACTGATAGTATTGCTGATAGAATTGCAATGATACCTAAGTTACAAGAGAAGATGGAAGTACACATTAACTTTAGTCCAATCATTTATGAAGAAGGATGGCTTGATGAGTACAGAAATCTTTTTGAAACACTGATGGCTGCAGGTATTAATGTACCGTGTGAGTGTATATTTCTAACTTACAATAATACATCTTATCAGAACGCGAGTGACGATGTAAATGCATTATGTTGGAAACCAGAAATACAAGAATCAAAAGATTCGCAGTATGCTGCAGATAACATTAGATACAAGTATCAGTTAAAAGCAAAAATGATTGCAGAGTTTAAAGAATTGTACTCAGAGTATTTTGATCCTAAAAACATTAGGTACATATTTTAATAGAAAAACCCCCAGGAATGGGGGTCTTTCAACAGAAGAGAGAAGAAATCAACTAACTATAAAGAACAGTTGTTTACTAAATCTTCGCAAGTTGGAAATGCATTCCATCCTTACGTGTCCACGTACCTCCCCAATCAAATCCTGCATCTGTAAAACATTTTACAAATCCTGCAGATAACACTGGCGTTTTACCAAGACCGTTCCATGCAGCATTAACATCAATAGCGATTGCCCATGAGTGCAATGACATGCTTGTTAAACCTCTTTTCTTTCTGATATTAAAACATCCATCCCATGTTTTTAATTCTTTTACAAATCCTGTCGCAATAAGATTTTTAAATGCTTGCGTGAGTGGAGCAACCAAGTCTTTATTGCAGTATAATCTTTTAGGTATAACACCTATTTCTAATTCAGTTGGTATATCCCACAGAGTCATATTAGATTCTTTAGTTGGATCACCATATTTTTTTAAACATTGTGCACTTGTTACCATTGGTTATTATTTTTTAAATGAAATTTTCCAGTATGCGCCTACACCATAAGTAAATGTACCATCGAAGTTAATTCCAAGATTTGCTTGGTATATTTGATCTTTTTTAGTTTTGTATAATACACCTGGCGTTACTAATTGTAAAGCATTTTTATCACCAAAGATATTTCCACCTATGTATAATTGACGTACAGGTTCTTTTTCTTTAGTTATAGTTACCGTTTTTGTGACAAAAGGTATTTTATAATCGTATATTTTAGTTCTTTTACCAAGTTTATTTAACCAAACAGTGTCAATAACAACAATGGTCCCAAGACTGTCAAGTTTTAAAGTGTCTTGATAAACTCTTCGAGCAATATGTTGTTTAAGTAAATAGTTAAATCTTGCTCTGCAAGTATCTATATTTTCACCAGAAGTGTATTGTGGACCATCTGGTTTTACATATACAATTGATTTTATAGGTACTTTTTTAATAATAGTATCAGTAATATGTTTGTAAATTGTATCGTATTTTATATCTACTTTAGGATCAGCAGTAACTACATCGCCACCTGTACAGGATCTTTGTAGAAAAATGATAAGGATAAGTATTCCTATCAATATGTATGTTAAATATGGTTTTATTTTTTGCATTGGTTATGGATTTGTGATATCAACATCTTCTTTAACTTCTTTTGCTCTTCTTATAGCGTTTTTAATAATCTTCCATATTTTTATGTTCATTGCTTCTTCAATATTTTCTTTTATTGATGTACCTTCAATAAGAATTATTACAATGCAAACAAGTTTAGTAGCAAAAAACTGCACTGAAATAAGACGAATAAGTAAATCATTTAATAAAAACTTGTCAATTGGAAAAAGTAAAACAATACATATTTCATATAGTAACAATTTACTTATAATATTAGAAAGTATTCTGCTCCTAATAGAGCACCATCCTTTTAATTTTACTGATTTGAATATACCAGTAAACGTGTCTAATAACACGATCATTCCAACTGTAATCACCAATCCTTGTATGGGGGTAAAGAATAGTAATAATCCAGCAAGTGTGTTTAATAAATAAGTTTTCATCAAAAAAACATTTAATACATAATAAAAATAGTAGGTCTTCATTATTAATATACTAAAAAGTTTAAAAATATACACGCAATTCAATTACTATTTAATTTTTTATTTTGATATTTGCATTCTCGCTTTGAAAAGCTGTTTTTTATCCTTATCTTAAATAGGTAACTTGAAAAAGTTAGAAAAATCAGCGATTTTCTGCAACAAACAAAAATCTTAACACAATTCACTTAATAAATAACACTTTAAACCCAATCTCATTATGCAATTAGACAAGCAAATTTTGAGCGAAATAACTGTGCATACAAAGTATGCTAAGTTTTTACCAGAACAGGAGCGTAGAGAATCCTGGCAAGAGCTGGTAACACGCAATCGTGACATGCATCTTCGTAAATTTCCTGACATGGCAGAGGAAATTAAACAGGTGTACGATGAATTCGTATACACAAAAAAGATTTTACCTTCAATGCGTTCTTTACAATTTGGTGGTAGAGCAATTGAGTTAAACAATGCTCGTATATACAACTGTGCATTTTTACCAATTGACAGTATTCATAGTTTTAGTGAAACTATGTTTTTATTACTTGGTGGAACCGGAGTAGGATACTCAGTACAAGGACATCATATTGATAAACTTCCTGAAATTAGAAAACCTAATTACAATAGAAAGAAAAGATACGTTGTTCAAGATAGCATTATTGGATGGGGTGACGCTGTTAAAACTTTGTTCAAATCTTATACAGGAGGAGTTACATCTCACATTGAATTTGATTTGTCAGACATTAGACCAAAGGGTGCTTTGTTAATTACTGCAGGTGGTAAAGCTCCTGGACCAGAACCATTACGTATTGCGTTAGTAAAAATTGAAGCAATTTTACGCGAGAAAGAAGATGGTTCAAAACTTACTGATATTGAGTGTCACGATATTCAGTGCCATATTGCAGATGCTGTACTTGCCGGTGGTATTCGTAGAGCAGCAATGATTTCTTTATTTGATTTACACAGCATGCAAATGTTGAATTGTAAAGCAGGTAACTGGTGGGAAAACAATCCACAGCGTGGTAGAGCAAATAACTCAGTTGTATTGCAACGCCACATGATTGACAAAAAGACGTTTGACATGGTATGGGAAAGAATCGAAGCATCTGGATCTGGTGAACCTGGAATATATCTCACCAATGATAAAGACTGGGGTACTAATCCATGTTGTGAGATTGCACTACGACCATATCAGTTCTGCAACCTTGTAGAAATAAATATGGGTGAGATTGCTGATCAAGAAGATTTAAACAGTCGCGCACGTGCTGCATCACTTCTTGCAACCTTGCAAGCATCTTACACTGATTTCCATTACTTGCGTGACATTTGGAGAAAGAATACTGAAAAAGATGCATTACTTGGTGTATCAATGACAGGAATTGCTTCAAAATCAAACATGGAATTGGATTATGTAGAGGCATCAAGTCATGTAGTTGCAATGAATAAAGTAGTTGCTGAGCGTATTGGAATTAATGTTGCTGCAAGAACCACTGCAGTTAAACCAGCTGGTACTACTTCTCTTGTATTAGGTACGTCTTCTGGTATTCATGCTTGGCACAATGATTACTATATCCGTCGTATGCGTTTAGGTAAAAACGAAGCCATCTACACTTACCTCGCAATTAACCATCCTGAACTTCTTGAGGATGAGTACTTTAATCCAAATTTACAATCTGTTATTTCTGTTCCACAAAAAGCACCTGAAGGAGCAATAACACGCCACGAGTCTACATTAGACTTGCTTGAAAGAGTAAAAACAATTTCTAAAGACTGGGTAAAACCTGGACATATCAAAGGACAAAACACACACAATGTTTCTTGTACTGTTTCAGTAAGACCGGGTGAATGGAAAATTGTTGGTGAGTGGATGTGGGCAAACAAAGAATACTACAACGGATTGTCTGTGCTTCCTTATGATGGTGGTACGTATAAACAAACACCATTTGAAGATTGCACCAAAGAAGTGTATGAGCAAATGATGCTTACTCTAAAAGATGTTGATTTATCTAAAGTAATTGAAGTGGCTGACACTACAAACTTTGGAGATTCAGTTGCCTGTGGAGGAGCAGGATGCGAAGTATAATGCATACCTATTTAGGAAGAGAGTGTTGGGTATACACTCTCTTCATCACAAGTAAATTATTTAAACATGAAAGACTTTTATGATCATCTCGTAAAAAATGAAACAACTCCTAACGGATTGTTTGTGCTACACTGTTTACATAAGAGTTATGCATATCAAAATTATGTGAATACTTTAACAGAACTATACAGATTAGAAATGCATGGTTTTGTTGCTAAAAAACAAAATGATTTTGGTACATCTTATGTAATTACAACTAAAGGTCTTCATCTGTTAAAAGAGTCTGAAGACATTTTGGTTCGAAACAAAAGAATTAAAAAGAATGAAGTTCCGTTTGAAGACTGGCAGGAAAAAATTGTTGCGTATAACAACATGTTTCCTAAAGGTAAAAAAGAAGGATCCTCAGTAAGTTTTAGAACTAATCCAAAAGAACTATATGACAAGTTTAAATGGTTCTTTGGTGAGTATCCTGATTATGATTGGGATATGGTATTTAAAGCAACTGCAGAATACGTGAAACCGTTTGATGAAACATCAGACTATCAGTACATGCAGACTTCAAAGTATTTTATTAGGAAAGATGATAAAAATAAGAATACTACTTCAACTCTTGGCACCATGTGTTATAACATAGTAGAAGGTAATCTTGATCAGGTTTCTGACAATTACAAATATTTTGGTGATTAAAAAGATAAGGGGGTTTATATACCCCCTTTATTCTTTTACTTTCCTTGTCCTCTGTACAATTTCTTGTAATTCTTTGAGGATTTTAAAACAGATGTTTTAGTTTTTGAATGCACGCCAGGTCTATTTACTTTTGGTCTTGGTTGAAACGTGCTGACTTGTGCTGATTTTGCTTTCGCCATTGGTTAGTGTTTTAAATTTAAGTTAGTATTCTGTTTTTTGTATTTCTTTACATATCAATCTCCATTCTCTATATTGACCTCTATCTAAGTTTGCGTATGGGAAAAATCCATATTGGAATTTCTGAAACTTATCAAGTTCTTCCCACTTTACAGGATAGTATCTAAAATATACAAATCCAAAAAATAAAGTTGTTGCTAATAATGCGTACAACACCCATATAAAAAACGTAGGTGTTGGATAATTAGGATTAGTTACTGCAAACCATCCTGTTATAACCATTGTAGGAAATATAATTCTACTTGCTCTTGGAGCATTGTACATTTTTCCAAACAGATTAACTGTATAGTCAAGTACAAAATTTTTAACTAAAAATTGTCTTATTGTTTTCATAATTATTAAATTGATATTTCTTGTGCTTGAATAAATATATTGTCTACTTGTTCTTCTGTCATTAGTAATATATTTTGTAAAAATTTAATTGTAGAACTACCTCTTTCAAATTCAGTACCCTCATTCCATACTGCAAGAGCATCTCCTTTTGTTGGTTCCGGTAATTGATTAAGAGCATTTTCTACATCTGTAATTAAATTCATTTTTTCTAAAATTCTTTTTATTCTCCAGCGTTTTACTTCTTGAGGAACAAGTAGTTTTCTTTGAATAGCTAAATCTACTTCTGACAAGTAATCTGTTTCAAATACTTCTCCATTATTTTGAAGATATGTAACATAATCAATGTATAAAGGATTACCTTCTTCCATTGGAACTACTACTTGATCTTCGTTAATTGTGGTTCCGTATATTGTTATATAATAGCTCATAATATAATATGGTTTTATGCACCTACAAGGTTACGTTTTGTTAATTGACATCCGTAGTTTTTAAATGATACAGCTCCTGTAGCTGCTGTATTATTACCCATCCAAATTGCAGCGTGATGATTTACTCCTGTATTGTAATCTCCAGTAATATTAGTAGTTGTTACAGTAACTACACCTGCATTTGTTATTTTATAAAGTTCCATAAATATTACTGGAACTGATACTTTTTTATAAATTCTAATTCTATAAGTACTTGTTGTATCTGTTCCTAAAAATCCTGAACCTAAATCAAGAGAAGATGCAATACCTGTGGCGTCATTCCATATGAAGAAAAAGTTTGGACTTCCTTGTAATTTAGCAACACCTACACTGTTTATCATATTAGTTGGTTCAATATTAGTTGGAGTTGCTGTTCCATACATATTAGAAAGTCCTGCAAAAAACCTTTGAGCACCATTGTTTGTATTAATTCTAAATCTGTATGAAAAATCAAATTCAAAATTTGATCCAAAAAACCCTGCAGTTCCAAAATTAGTTCCAAAGAATCCTGTTACAGAGCCAACCGCTGTTGCTGTAGTAAATTGCTGCCCCATTGGGTTTTCAGCTAAAGCAGTATTTGTGCCTGTAACAAGAAGGGTTCCTCCAACACGAAGGTTGTCCCAAAGTAAATTAGTATCAGAAGGTAATAAGTACGCATACTGATTAACCATAAACTTGTTATACAAAAAGTTGGTATCGTCAATAGTAATCTGAGGTGTTGTAGTAGGATTTGTTACAACTACAGTTTGACTTGGATTAGTCATCACAGCACTTACATTTGTAACGCCTGTTCCTGCCATTATACCTGATTGTTGAGTAACCGTAAATAATGTTGATGCAGTTGAAGGGAAATTAACCGTTCCTGCATTAAATCGAATACCAACATTAGTAATATCTGTAGTAGCCCAAACTATTTGATAAAAATCTCCTGCAAGAATATCTAATAAGAAGTTCCACGTAACAATAGTATGATAAGGGTCTCCCGGATTCTTTCTTGGTTCCATACCTACTGTCCCTGTTGAACCGGGTACATCAGCAGCACTTGTAACTCCATTTTTTCTTAGCCATATAAATATATCTTGAGGAGCATTAGAATCATTTTCAAACTGAGTTGAAAATTGAAGATTATAAACTCCTGAATTGGCAAAAGTAATTTTTGTCAAGTTTGTTCCATCAGAAACTACAGTAATTCCATTAGACAAATCAAGAGTACCAAATCTCATTGGAACACCTACATTATTTATTGTGGCATTTTGATTATTGTAGTCAAAAAACTGACCATAGTAACCTAATGGAGTAGGTGCAGTATTTGAGTCCCACTTTAAACCTGTTGGTGTTGTGCTATCTGCAATAAGAACCTGAGTGTCTAATCCAACTGGTAATCTTGTATCTACTGTAGCATTTCTAACATATATATCTCCTTTAGTTGTTAAAGGAGATGGTATAATGTCGCTAAGTAATGCTATTGTACCACTTTGATTTGGTAATAACCAAGCTAAATTGGTTGAAGCAAGTGATTGTAATGAACCTAAAAGTCCTGCAAATTGAAAACTTGTTCCCCATACAGTTCCATCATCTCCTAATCTTGCACCCCCTGCTGTAAATATATCATTTGCTCCTATATTTATATTTCCAGTTGCTCCTGTGTATGGAACGTAACCTGTTAATGCTGAAGAAGTAATAAATCCTGAAGGATTACTATTTGGGTAATATACCGTAGTATCTAATGCAAATGTACCAGCTGCAGTCATTTTTACAAAAGGTGTACCAGATACCCAAGTAGGATAATTTAATGCTCCCCATGTACCAACACTTGGTATTGAAGGACCTGTACTAACAGAACCATCTGCCATTAAATATTGCAAGTTAGTACCACCAATTTTTATATATTTATTTGCAGTTGCTTCTCCAGCATTATTAACACGAAATACTGTATTTGCAATAAAACCTGTATACTTAACAAAATTTATGTAATCACCAGTATGTAACGGTCTACTGTTAATTCTTATTCCTTCAGAAAATGCAGATGTGTCATCAAAGTCACCATAAAACCCAATATTTTCTGGATTAGAAACTTGAACATTATAACCTGTCATTATACCATTTGCAGGTGCTGCTTTACCATTTATTTTTACAATTATAGCATCTGGTGTTCCACCAGGTAAATTGTAAAATGGCATATTAACATACAGTGTAGAAGGAACATTTGCCACATTGCTTGCACCGTAATCACAATAAATTGTACCATTTACATCAAATGTAAAAGGTGTTATAAAACTACCTGGTCTATTAACTATTATTGAATTACCATTGTCTTCTATAAGCGAATTACCAATGCTTGTTGGTGTAAAAAATTTAGGTATACGATTTGGTGTACCAGAACCTGTAATACCACCAAAAGTAGAGATTGCATTTTGTAATTTTTCTAATGCTGTAAGCACTGAATCTGCAGCTGTAATAGTACCTACTAATGGAGTAAATCCATCAAGAGGTCTATCAAGTACTACATCATTTTCATTTGTACCATCATACAACTTAAAATATCCATTTTTAAGGTAGAATTTTTTGAATCCTGGTTGCACAGAACCTGGAGATCCAACATAATTCGCTACATGTATGGGTACAAGATGTTTCATAATATAAACAGTTAGTTATACTATAATATACGAATTATTGGTTACGTTTCATAATATCAATACGCCAATTTGGATCTGCAATATCTCTAAAGTTTTTAATACCAGTAAGATCGAAAAAGTCTTTCATCAATTTTGCATCGCCTTTCTCATAACCACCAGCTTTTCTCATATAGTGAGAATCTTTCCATATTTCATATTTCCAAGCACTGTCATCTTCATTAGGTTCTTCACTGCCATTAAAAATATATGATAGTAAAAGATTAAATCCATGACTACTGGTTGCCATTAAGGCGTTAAATTCACGCGTATATGCAGTAAATGTTGTAAAGTTCTTAACGTATTCTTTAGATCCGCCTCCAATTGGGAACATCGAGTTAGTTTCACCATGAACACCCCAAAGAACTCTAATTGCGTTGCCTTCTAAGAATGATAGTTCTTCATCGTCATCATCTTTTTTTCTAACATACGCAAGAGCCATCATACTTAAAACTGTAAAGAGTGCCATTGTCAATGCATCTCGTTTTGCATGTTGAATTTTAGATGCATAAAAACTATTTACTTTTGTTTTGTTATCTCTTAAAAGATTTTTACTACCAAACAATACATGTTTAGCAATTTCTTTTGGTCCATAATAACGATATGCTGTATAAAATGCTCTCCAGTATCCTACAGCAACTTCACCAGACTCATAGTTTGGTCTTAAATATCCAAATCTATTTAACATCTGAGGTATAACATATTTTCTAAAGAAGAATACAAGTTTACCTACTACGTTTTCTTCAAATGCAGTTTGATCTGCTTTAGCATAGTTACCTTGTGCTCTACGCATTTCAGAATAAATAGTATGTCTTAATCTATTTTCATCTTCTTGTGTATACTCTACATCATTACGTTTTGATATGGAACCGTCAGCGTCTTTGTAATATACTTCGTGAGCTGATATTACTTCATCATTACCTTCAGCATCTTTTCTGTACACTTTATCTCCTGTAACAGGATCAATGTCAAAAGTTTTAAACTTGTAACGATTTAGAATTGCATACATTACTGTAACACCAATTTCTGTATCACCTTTATCTTGTAACAAATATCCAAGTTCTTGAACATTCATTGCTTTAGATAAAATTCTTCTACCTCTTGAACCGGTTACTTCATCAACATATTTTATGTAGTCTTTTTGCATAGGATTAAATAGTCTATACAACATTGTAGATTTACTAATGTCGCTGACTCTACCCCAGTCACCAAAATAGTTTTTGATAAAACCATTTTCACCAAGACCGTACACCTGACCTTTTGCCCACATGTAGTCTTCTTTACTATAATGGTCACTTTCCAATCCTCCTGCAGCAATAAATGCCTGAACATTACCAGACACGTAGTTTTTAGTTTGGTTGACAACGTCAAATCCAATTCTAATAAAACTGGTATATGACATTACATTATTTACAATCTTGGTAAGTTTTCTATTAAGATATGTAAGAGATTGATCCTGAGCATTAATAAACTTTCTTCTTTCAAACTTAAGAATTGAAATTACATTTTCAAGTTCTGCAAGACGTTTGTTCATGTCAATTGGTCTACCTTCATCATCTTTAAGAACTGCTTTGTTTTGAGTTTGTTTTTTTAAGTCTTCAGAAAGCAATTCAATACCAGAAATAAAAATATCAGCAACCGGTGCAACTTCTTGCATTGCAATATTATAGTTTGCCTCTGTTGTCCATTTCATCAAACAACCAATTGCATCTTTTGATTGCATGTTCTCAGGAAGTTGATCGTTAAATCTTAAACGAATTCTACCTCCATTATCACCAAAAGTATTTTCTACTGTGTCTTGTACACTACGTGTTTTCCATGCTTTATCAATGTATTGTTCCCATCTGTTTTTTGAACCTTCAATGATCCCTTCTCTTGAGAAGTTTTGCATTGTGGTTGAAGCAAATCCAGGAACCTGATATCCAATTTTTTTACCATCAGTTTTTACTTGTAAATCAAAAAACATGGTAGTTAACTTTTTGTAAAAATCAAATAGCTCAGGATCATTCATCATGTTCAAGTATTTTGAATTGATGTTTTCTACTTTGTATGTAGACCTGTCTATTTGATATGATTTGTCAGACGCTTGATAAACACCTTTTGGCATTGGAATACCATCTGGTGATTTTAAAAAGTCTGGATTATAAGATGACTCTTTTAATTTTTTGATTTTATACTTAGGATGTGGCACAGTTTCAGTGTATTCTGCAGCAACACCCGGAGCAGGAAGTCTTTGGTAATTAAAAGATTTTGCTATTGTTCGTTTGTAAATGTCTTCTTCACTGTCCAATATACTTTGGTATGGTTGTTCGTGAAATTGATTATACCATTTTTCAAATTTCTTTTCTTCAATGTCAAATTGACCTTCGTAAAAGATAACATCTTTTGTAGCATTATCAATTGCAGTAGCATCTTTGCTTGCTTGTGCTTTTTCTAAATCAAGTTGTGCTTTGATTAAAAGTTTCTTTGAACTATTTAATGCTTTAATTTTAGCATCACGAGCATTTATGTAAGATTTACTCAACTGCATAGAAGCAATTCTATTTATTTGCTCTTTAATTTGAGTCATTCTTTGTTTTTCTTCAGGAGTAAACTTACTCATGTCAACAGTTCTACCTTCGTATATAGACTCAAGTTGTGCTTCTATTTCAGCAATTTGATCTGCCTCTTCTTCAGTAACAAACTGTGATTGAAGTATACCAGCAACTTTGTGTGGTTTTAGTATTTCAGAACGCTGTTTAAGTAAATCAGACACTGCAGGATCAGAACCACTTATTTCTGCACGAGCTTCGTATAATGCAGAAAGCTCATCATACCATTGTGATGTAGGTTTCACTACTGTGTTATCAGCGTACCATTTTTTAAGTAACTCAGGATGTTCTTGATATTTTGCAATTGCATTTGCTTTTCTTCTTTCGTAAAATGCAAAGTTTGTATCAAACTCAAACAGGTTATTAAACTCCTCCATGTATGCAGCATAATCAGGATTCATTTTCTTTGCCTTTTCTCTCAGAACTCTGATATCATCTTCAAGCTCTTTAAGTCTATCAAAATCATAATCTTCAAGCAACACTTCGTTTCCTTCACCTACCTGGAATGTTATTTGTTGTATCTCAAAATATTTTTCCTGAAGTTCATTTCTGATTTCTTCAGGCATCAATGCTTGTAATTTATAAAAAGATTCGTTAAACGGTAATGATGTATTATCAATCAACCATTTGATTCTTTCAGTATTAAAATTTTCTTTTTCTTTTTTCTTGTCAAACAATGCTGTTTTTGCATCCTCATATTCTTGAGTACCATTCTGTTTAGAATTAACCTCGCTTGTCAAGTTTCGAATTTCTTGATTAAATTCTTTTAATTTTGAGTTATATTCTTTAAATGTACTCTCGTATTCTTGACTGTATGGTTTTACAAAATTTAAACTTCTTTTAGTTTCATATTCACCGGTGTCTTTATTGAATACTTTGTACTCTCTCCACTCAGACATTTCGTCATTTAATTGTTCAACAGAGAATCGTTTTAATAAATTATCTCTGTCTTTGTCAAACTGCATAATTGCAAAATCATTTTGCATATTGTACACAGCTTTTGCTTGACCATTTTTATACATTTGTGTCATTGCTGAAATAGCAAGATCACTATTAGATGCAGAAGCAATTCCTTTATCTAATAACAATCCAGAAAACAATGATGTACTATTAAAAGTATCTTGTGCTCCAATATAAACTTGAGAGTTAGGATCTGTAACAGCATTAATATATTTCTTTAATGCTTCAATATCATACTCAACTCCTGTAGTAACATATGCACGTAAACGCAATAACTCAAGTTCTTTACGTTGTACATTGTCTAAAATATTTTTTGCATCAGGACTGCTGTTAGCAATTTTGTTTTTAAAATCAGTAGATACTAATGATATCAAACTTCCTTGTAGTTGTTTAAAAAGACTTGCTGCTTTACCAGCTTTCATGTCTTCAATTTCTTTTTCTAATTTGGCAATCTTTGGTTCAAGTGCCTGACGTGTTTGCGCATTGATAGAAGAAAAAACTGCTTCACCAGGTGTCATTAATATTTTAACACCATTTAGTAAAAATGCTTCTCTAAAGTTTGCTTCAATTGTCATGTTGTGTTGACGCAATTGAGTTAACTTTTGCATTACAGGACTACTTGGAGAAATATTATTATTAGGATCTTCTGCAGCTTTATTTACAATAGACTCAAGAGTTTCAATAATATCGTTTAGTCCTTTTGATCGTATAAACGCTTGGTGAATTTGAGTTGTGTCTGAGCTAAAGAAATCAAGTGTTCCAGTTCTAAAAGATTTGATTGCTTCTTTTGACAAATCAGATAACTTTTTAAGATCGTCTTCTGTAGCAGCAAGAATATTAAAAAAGTTAATTTCATATGCGGCATCTGTTGCATCTACCTTTTCAGTATAAGTATTGAATGTTGCTAAAGTAGCTCTTCTAACTGCGAGTAATTCACGCAATGGAGTTGAGTTTCTACCTTGAGAATCTAATTCATTTATTCTATCAAAGATTTCTTCGCTTTGTTGTTTATACGCCTCTTTTAAAGCATCCATTACTCTTTTATTTTCTGCTTCAGTAGGAGTAAATTCTAATGTTTGAAAGTTTTTTTCAAGTTCATCTTCAATAGTTTTATCACCAATAGGAATTTCTGCATCAATTGCATCACGATACTCTTTTAATCTTTGTGCAGTTCTTAACGGATCTTTTATCCAGTCACCTTGTTCATTAATTGTTTGTGCGTATGTCGCGTAATCAAAGTAGTTATTACCCTGAAATATGTGTAAAGCATCACCTAAAAATTTATTATTAGCATCTGTTTGATATAACAAAGCAACAATTTTACTTTCTTCAGTAACAAGACCAATTTGACCAAGCATATTTTCATATGCTTTTAATTGTAGTGTCCAGTTATCATATGCTGTTCTAAGTAAGTTTGCCTGTTTTAATTTATCAGCCATACCCGGTTTATCTTTAACTTGGTACGAAGTAGTTGCAAGATTTACAAATGCTCTGTCCTTGTCAATTTCTACACCAAAGGGACCGGTAGTAACCATGTTGTGAACTTTCTTTGTCTTAAAGTCAAACACTTTTACTTTACCGGTATTACTGATTAAAAGTAAATCCAAACGACCAACGATATAGTTACCTGCAATATCTTTACCAGCAAGAGTAATCTCTGGTAAGATAAGATATCCTTCATCTTTGTTAATTGCGACATGTTTTGCAACACGTTGTGCCATGTCAAAAATCTTTTCTTTTGTAAGTTCTTCTATGTAAAATGGATTTTTTTCCAAATATTTCTCATATACTTTATCAAAAAATTCAGGAGTCAAAACCTGATCAATAATCTTGTTTGTTTTTAATGCCTCAATCTGCGCTTTTTCTAACACATCGTGCATAAATGTACCAAACAGTTTAAATGCTTCATACTTGGCAGGATCTCCTGCAAAATCTGAAGATCCAATAAATGAAGTAACAGAGTAAGATGGTAATGTATTTCTACCATTTTTTCTTAACTCAATGTTTTTTTCAAGAAATTCTTGATACTCTCTATTGTTTTGTAAAAGTTTTGAAATTGCTTCTCTTTGAGCATTGTTTGCAAACAAACTAAGATTGGACAATGTAACTGCTTGTTCCTTAGTTCTTTCCAGTTTGAATTCATCAGAGTGACGAACATGTCGTTCATCATTCTCTTCTACTTTCATACCAGCAATTAAACTTTTTGCCTCATCGACAGAAGGAATAATGTCTTTATTTAATGCAACTGCAGTTCTTGCCAACGCTTCGTCGCCTCCAAATGCAGCAACAAGGTCTTTAAACAATGGATCATTTATGTTAATACAATTTGTCATGTCTTATAAACATTTAAGTTTTTCAATAATTTCTTGGTTAGATAATCCTGTAGATTTCAACTGCACTGCCATGTCTGCAAAAGTTTTAGCATATGCCTCTAAAGATTGACGTTTACCACTTTGTTCGTAGAAGTGTTTTATTACATCAAAGGTAACATTAATATTTTGAATATCAAGATCTAATTGAGTAAGTGGTGCAGATGTTTCTGGTTTAATAGAATAGTCTTCAAACATCTCTGCTGTTAATCCAAAAGTCATGTCTACTTCTGACATATCAATCTTTTCTTTTCTATTTATAAGACTCATATATCGTTTAGATTGTTCAATGCTAAATCCAATTGGACTAAGTGTATTGGTTGTAAGTTCCATTGGTAATGCTACATATTTTGCAGCGTTACCTGTAGTTCTATATTCACCTACACCGGCAATAGAATTGATAATAGATTTACCAAAACTCTTATTACCTATTTCTTCATCAACACCTTGTAACAAATAAGTAGTGGATCCAAGTTTTAACATAACTGGAAACTTAAACTTGTTTTTGTCATCTTTATCTTTGAAAATGTTTAACTTTTCACCTACAGCCATTACTGCTTGAGTAGTTGCTTCTGGAATTGCATTAGCACCTTTCATGTTAATTACAATTTCTTCAAGTTTACCGGTAGTTAATCTGTCAGTAAGTAAAAACCCTTTTTTGTCTGCACTAACAACTAAACCTAAAATACTTCCAACAATTTTGTTTGCAATTTCAATTCTTTCTTTAGCATCTGTTGTTTGGAAATTAATATTTTTCATAAACTTAGACGCGTAATCTGCAGACTCGTTGTAGGAAATATTTTTAACACCTTTGATTTTCTTATTACCAACTTCTTTTGATGCACCATGTGCCATCAAAACAAACAAGTCATCAAACAATTTATACACTTCTTCTTGAGTAGTTGTTGTCTCATCACCAATAAATGATTTAATTGCATCAATTAGTTCCTTTTTATTACCTTGAGTACTCTCAATTGCTTTGATAAAGTCTTCTATATTTTTAGATAACGGTATTTGTAATTCAGCAGGCAAGTATTGTAAAAAAGATCCAGATTTATATTGCAATCCGGTTCTTGCAAGTTCATGATAAAACAGTTTTTTCATAAACAAGTTTTCTTTTTTGTACAATACATATGCGTCATTCGAAATACTATCAGCCAGTTCACCAGCAATTTTTGCTTTACTTACCATCTGTAAAGTTTTTTCTTGAACTGGTTGTCCGTCTGTTGTAAATACTGTTGCAGTATTATTAGATGTTTTTAAATATTGTAAAAACTTGTTGTCAGGATATTGATCCTTCATCATGTCAAGTTCTTTATCTAAAGTATTTGTAAACCAATAGTCTGCAGTAAATGTTTCAATTAAGTTTTTATCATCTGCATCAAAGTTTGCTTGCATTGATGCATTGGTGCTTTTTCTACTTCCAGGAAGACTTAGTTGATATTTACGCAATGCAACAAAACTTGTCATAATCTTGGCAATGTTAGACGGATCTGTAAATACAGTGTCAAACAAGTTTTTAATTGGTTGGAAGAACAATGTTCTTTCTAAAAATATCTTAGAAGATTGTTGTTTTAAATCATCCATTGCTTCACTAAGTGGAACCCATACTTGTTTTCCATCAAACAATTTATCGCTGGACTCTACTGTAAAGATAGATTCACCATCGCGTAACTGATTAATATTTTTATACAACTTGTCAAAAGATACAAAAGTTGGATTAAGTTTTTTATACAAATCAACTATTGCACCTGCATTTCGTATCTTCCATGCTTGTTGTGATTGTTCTTTGTATAACTGTAATAAAATTAACTTTTGTGCTTCATTTGATAATGCTGTTTTAACACCTCCAACATAAGCTGATACTTCATATCCAATGTCTTCAGTAGTAAGAGAGTTATTCTCTAATCTGTATTCATCAAGTGGAGTCTGTTTAAAGTCAATCATCAAGTTGTCTTTGTTAATTTTAACATTGACAGCATATGAGTCTGATGCAATTAATCCTGCATCGATTAATTCATTTAACAGTTTTCTGTCACCATTGGTTTTAACAAAATTTTCAATTTCTTTACCAATCATGTCATTTAAAAACAAAAACTCTGATGAGGTTGACTCACTAATTGCAAAACGAGATGCTTGAACTTTGTATATAGCGTTTCTTATTTCAGGAATAAAATTAAATCCAAATGCAAACGCAGGATCTAATCCAATTCCAATCATTGCAAGAGTAACGCCAGTGTTTATTTCATTCATTTCTAATGCTGCAGGAATAGGTTTCTTCATACCATCCGCAGCAATACCTAATACAATACCATTAAGTTCAATTACACGTTGACCATTTTTGTTTATCGCACCAAATCTGTCAAGATTGTTTTGAGTAACTTCTGTAGTACCATCTGATTGTAAATCATTACTTAAAAATTTCCAAATGACATTATCAGAATTTAGTTCTAATTCATATTGACTTGCAAGTGCTAAGAATTTTTGTAACGATGCTGCAATACCAATCATGTCTTTATAAGCAGAACCTAAATATTTAGACTCGATAATAGATGTAATTGTATTTGGATCAGACTTAGGTCCAAAGTTTTCAAGATCTCTACCAAATCCTTTTACTATACCTTCAAAGTATTCTGTAGAAGATTTTGCATGTATGTACAAGTTTTTGAAGACTGCTTCATTAGAAAGAATATCAATTTTTGCTTCTAAGTTATTGTTTTGATGTATTGGTAATACAGACAAATGATTTACAATGTTGCTGTCAAAGTTTGCTTGATCAACCGGTAAACCATATTTCTCAAAAACTTGTAATGCTGATTCAATACGTACAGATGCATTTACAAAAGTTTTTAATCTACGTTTTTCATCACGTGTCTTTTTAAGATCTTGATATGTTTCATCAAGTTCAGTTTTTAAATCAAAATGTTCTTTACCTAATTTTCTACGATTTGCTCTTGCAACATAATCATCAGGATCATTTTCAGTATCTTGTATTGATTGAACAAACGCTTCTTTAACAACCTTTTTTTCAGATTTTATTTGTTCAATATCATCTTGTAAATCTTCTTCGTAACTCTCAAGTTCATCGTATATACCTGCAGTTAACGCTTTGATATACTCTTCTTGAGTATAACCCATTCCGTACATTACCTCAAGAGTGTTTGCACTTATTGAAAGTTCTCCGGATTCTAATAATGCTTTTCTTTTTGCACTAATTAATTTTCTAAAGTTTTCATCATTAGCCATGTAATGAATGTACTCTATAAATTTACCCTGCGCAGGAGATTTATAAATATCATAGTTACCATATTTTGCATAATCACCAACTGCATTTACATAATGAGCATATGTTTGACCGTATAATGAGTCAACGTCAAAGTCAGATCCTGCAAGTAAATGAATAAATTGTGGTACAATAATACTATTTAAGTTAGAGCTATCTACATAGTCAACTACTTTTAATACAATCATAGATCGTTTATCCTCAGTAGGAATACGCAACGCAAACATTTCTCTAAGGTTTTCCATAAAGAAGTCTTCTTGTTGCTGACTTCTAAAGAATTGTTTTGGTAAAATACATTCAACAAAGTATTTTTTACTAATCAATTCTCCTTTAGAATCATATTCAGCTTCAATACGAACACCTAATGGTCTGCTTTTTACATTAGGATAGTTTTCCGGATTGTTTTTATAATCTTCAGTTGTAACAACTTCGCCATCTTCGTTTTCTAATACATCAAGTCCAAATGAAGAAACGTGGATATTTTTAAATCCAGAACCTCTTTCATCAGTTACATGCTTGCTGTAAAGTGAAAAGAAATAATATTCTAACATAGATCTAATACCTGGAAGGTTAGGACTATGAACAGGTTTACCAGAAGCGTCAACATCAAATAGTTTTAATACTGATGCCGGTGCATTTTGTTGCTCAAGATTTTCTCTAATTAAATCAAATACTTTTCCTAAATCAAAGTCTTCACCTTTACGCATAAAGTGTTTTAAAGACTGTAAGTTAGAATCAGCAATGTCGTAAAGCGACTCTTGATATTTAAGAAGAACATTGCCTAACTCGTTCATTGCTTTTCTTTCTGAAGAAGACATCACGGTTCCGTCTTCAGCATGACGCTTTTCTGCAAGTTTTTCAATGTATTTTAAATCTGCAGGTAATAGTATTTTACCTTGCACTGAAAAACGTGCTGTATCATGTACACCAGATGTTTCAACTTGAAGATATTTGTCTTCGTTGTTTACTCTTAATGATGCTAAATCTAACGGAAGATACTCTTCAGCTTGATGCGCAAAGAAATCAACAGGAAGTTTTGTAGCATTTTTAGATGCTTCAGTATCCATTAACTGATCTATATTATGATACTCCATAGAATTTAAAATCTTATGCAATTTTATTCTATTAGGAAGCGGTTCATAATATGCATGAATTTTTACATATGTGTTTTGAATGTCTCTTTCTAAATCATTAATGGTACTATCAAATTCTCCTGTATCATTAATTCTATGTGACTCTTGTATTTGATTACGTAAGCTGTATATGTACATGTATTTAGAATGCAAATCATCATATACTTGTTCGCGTGTTTTACCTTCCGGTACAATTAATCTACTTACATCATTTCTATCAATGTATGTTTCTGATTGTTTATGATATACATTACGAGAAGCAGTAACAGTTTTCTTAGGATTGTTTACTACTTTGTTTTTCTCCATGTTTCGAACCTCTTCTTCAGTTAGTTCACGATATTGTTTTGCAATAATAGAACGTAGTATTTCAGGAGTAAGTCTTCCTAAAGCGTCATACATATCTGTTTGATGAAACAATGTAGAAATACTTTGACCATCAAATACTTTTTGATTAAGATTAAAATTGTCATAAATGTATTTACGCACAACATCATCAGTAATCTGAATATCGTTTAGTACTTCTTCAGGAGTATAAAATGGTCCATACTCTGGGTATTTATCATTTATATATCCTTCAATAGTATTAAGATAAGTAACTGTATGTTTACCTGCTTTCATTGTACTACCAGACGCAAGTAATTTTTTATTACGTTTTGTAGAATCAATACCATCTTTAACATTCATTGCCTTGTCACCCAAGAACAATTCATTAACCATTAACGAGTTGTACCATTGATTAAAGAAATAATCAGCAAGTAATCCATTTAAGTCGCTACGAGATTGCAGTTCAGCTCTTACATCATAGTTTGGTTTTGTACCTGCATACACTGTAGAAGTACTTTGATCAGGTCTGCTGTCAATTTTTAATTTATCTGCAATTAAACTTGAAGTTAAATATCTAAGCGGTGGTTGTTTTGTTTCAAATACAATAGGATTTCCTGAAGTATCTGTAATAGTTTTACCAGTTGCTGGATCTTTTTTAAGAGCTTTTACTGTTTCTTCATTTTCTTTTACAACACCTAAATCTTTTAATGTATTTATGTACGTGTTTAATTCTTGTAAAGCATAGTTGTTTAATCCTTCACGCAAATCTGCTAAAGTGCTTTCATCAATGTCTTCAAATGCAATGTTTTTATCCTTTGCAAGACCTATTAATGTTTCTGTTAAAGTATCATTTTCAGGAGCTGCAAAAAAGTATGGCAAGTAATTAAAGTTGTATGCTCTTAAATTTTCAGCATCAGTGTCTGCTTTTGTTTTATCATCTTTGTTTAGTACACCATTGTACTTGTTAATCAGTCTATTTGATTTACCAGAATCAAAATTTGTTTTATTATCAACTCTACTATTCCATTCTTTTTTAATTCTGTTAAATTCTTGTTTTACTTTACCTTCAAGATCAGCAACAATTTTTAAATGTTTTCCTTCTTTAAGAAGACCTGTTTTATCTGCATAAGGTTTGTAGATAGAAGTGATTAAAAAGTTTGTCTGAGATGCCTCAAGTGTATCAAAAGTACGCAAGAATGTTTGGAATGACGTAGTGATGTCTTCCGGGTTTCCATCTTCATCTAATTTTGTTTCAGTAGATGAAACTGTTGTTCTTTGTAAAAATGATAAGATACTCATTACATGGAACGATTGCTTATCAAGTTTGCCAAATGTTTTACCATCCTTGTATGTTTGATTGTTAAACTGAGCAACTCCTCCAAATAAAGACACTCTCATGTTATCCATTAACAACTGTGCTTTTTTTGCATCAGCTGTGTCTTTACCAGCAAGTAAGTCTGCAAACAACGGATTGTCTTTATAAAAATCTTTTAAGAAATCATTATAATAAGGATCCTTTCTTAATGTGTTTTCTAATCCTGCTCTTCTAAGAGATTGAGCAGTAGAAATTAAAGGTGTGTATTTTGTATAACGATACACTGGTTTACCAGCAGCATTTCTAAATACACTTGGTCTATCAGTAGCATCGTACTTTAATATATATTTTTGAAATTTATAAGCAATACTAAAGAAACGCTTAAAGTTATCATTGTTTTCATCAAGCATTTTACCAAATGCGTTTGAAGTAATTTTATCATCTTTAACCGTATTGTATATTGCTCTTATGTCATAGAACAAGTCTTTTTGTAAAAACGCTTTATCAGCAATAAGAGAAGCATTAGCATCATAATGTAAAAGTGTTTTATTATCTATTTGTGATAATCCATTATTGTTATTGTCTATTTTATCAATTGCTAAAATCGACATTCTTATTAATGATTTTGGAAAGTCAATACCTACACCTTTGAACGCATTATATAATTCAAAAGTTAGATCTTCTAAATCATTATTTGCTTTTGCTACACTACCAAGAATTATCTTTTTATTAATAATTCTGTTTGATAACTCAATTAATCTATTTACAGATGCTAAGTATTCTTCATCATTTCTTTTTTTAGCATGAGTAGTAATCATAGAAGCAATTAACTTACTTCTTTTATTCTTTGAATCTATTTTTACAATAGTGTCTCCTAATGAATAGTTTTCAATATTGTTACCTTCTTCTTCAAATACTCCTGTTTTTAATCTGGCATGCAACATTATATATTCTGTTTCAGTACCATGAAGTACGTCAACAAACATGTTGTACAACTCACGATTTTTGGATGGACTACTACCATTTTCATCCATACCAGTGTACTCTTTTAACTGCTCAAACAAAGCTTTTAATTCTGCAGCAGCATCTGTTTTACCATCTTCTTCGTAAACGTCAGCAGTAACTTTTATTTGATTAATAATATTATCTACTGATACATCAGATGTGATTTTTAATAAAGTGCCATAAATATTTTCTCCGTCAATAACACGAGGAAAAGAAATACCTAAGTCTTGATCTTCTTTGTTATAATATATAAGAGCAAGAAATCTTCTAATTTGTCTTGGTGCTGAATCAAGTCTGTTGTGTTCACCAAATCCTTCATCAATGCTTACATCATCAGATACTTCCTGATCGTTTTCATAGTCTTCATCAACCTGAGATTTTTTTTCATTTTCTCCAGCAAGTTCTTTTAATAAAAGTGCTTTGTCAATAGTTTCACCAGTTCCATCTAATATTGAATATAACTCTTGTGATTTTTTCTTAACAAGTTTTTTTAATGTTTCAAGAGACACTTGTCCAAGATCATTGTTTAAAGGATCAGATTCATACTGTGGTATTTTGTTTGGTAATATTCTTTTGTCATAAGCAGGATCACCAGAGTTGTTCAAATCATAAATTGTCTCACCAGTTGTTCTGGCTCCTAACATAAATCGATATTGTGAAATAAGATCACCATATGTTTGAGTAATTTCTTTTGCCTTATCTGGATTTTTTTCAATTAATCTATCAAGATTATACACCTTATCAAGTATTAACTTCTGTGCAGTTTCAAATTTTGCATCAAATGTTTTATCAGAAGTATTTTCAATAACATATTTTGTTACCATGTTTACTAACTGATTTTGATCAAATGCACTTAATGGCATTGCTTTTTGGCTAACACCTGTTGCAGATGTTTTGTCTTTTACAATTGCTTTTAAACCGTCAATTACTTCATAAGCAACTTGACCATCGTATAAGTTTGATTGGATCTGCTTGCTGCTATAGTAACCTCTTTGAATATCTTTGTATGTGCTATCAACAAGTCTACCTCTTTGAGTAAACATGTCAATTAATCTTTTAAGCATTTCAAATAATTTTGCAACAAGACCTTGAGGTTTTGTGTTTTTATTCATATAGTTTTGGAAACCATCTGCAAGAATTTCTTCAGCTTGTAACTGAAACATTTTCTCGTAATTATATACATAGTTTCTTTCACTTGCAAATTTTTTCAATGCTGCAGGTGTAAATGCTTTTTTGTATTTTTTATTTGACGCAATAGCATCAATAAGGTTTGATCTTTGTTCCGGAGACATTAGGTATCTAAATACTCCGTGGAATGCTTCATGATATACTACACCTTTTGACAATATAGAGTTATTCAAATAGATAACTCTGTCTTTAAACATACCAAGTACAGTTCCATCAATTGCTGCTAAATCAACTATGCTTGCAATGTCTTCTTGACTAATACCAAACTGAGGCAAATTTTCTTGTAACCATTGTACAGAATTTTGTCTTTCTGCTTCTGTTTCAGTTTGTACTTCAGTATTAGAAATAGAAAACACATCAATTTCAGGAATGTCATCATTTGCATCAATGTTTTCTGTAACAGTTCCTTCTGTGTATTCTGTAGATGGTAATGGTTGACTTACTGGTATATTTTCAATCGGATGATTTGTAACTTCTAATGGTTCCACATTTGCAACAGACGCTGCAGTTCCAGATGGAGATTTAGAAGTAACAACAACTTTTTTAACAGGTATTGTTTTAATATCAAAACTACTTACGCTTTTATCATAATCTCGTCTTGCTTGTGTTTTGTTATTGTTAGCAAATTCAATACGTGGAATATACGCTCCTTCTTCATTTACATCAACAACTAAGTGTTTTGGATCTGGAAAATCTTGCATGAAATTTTCTGTAAATCCTGGATACTTTTTACCAACTTCTAATAATTTATCGATTACTCTTTCGATGATTACCTCAGAAAATTTTTGTTGTTGCTTTTTAATTTCATTTACAAGAGCAACTATGTTTTCAGATGGATTTGCTTCTTTAGATAACTGATTTACCAATGAATAAAACTTTGAAAGATCCTTTTGTTTGGTAAGGTCTAATTCTGAAAATATAATGTTTTCATTAATTACTTTTGTTACTAACGGACCTCCTCTTAAAGATGCTGCTAAAGTTCTTACATCATTTTCAGGTGATAAAATAGTTGTACCATCAGCTGCAAATATTGGTCTAAAAGAAAAATTAAAATCTGATTTAAGTTCTTTATCACCCATAAAAGCATACTTACCAGTACTACTTACAGGTCTAACTTCAACTTGTAAATGTCCATTTGCATCGCTTGCAAAGTTTACATACAATTCTAACTTATCGTTTTTAGATGCAAACTTTTTAAAAGCATAAACATCTTTATTAAATTGTTGTAACTGAGCTTTTTTATCTGGAGCATTTAATACATTAGCAAGAGTTGTCATAAATGTGGCAAACCCTTCTTCTTGAGATAATACAAATACAGGTCTTACAACTCTAAATCCATATGTACCGTTGTTGTTAAAACGAATAATTATGTTTGTAGTTGTTTCAACATATTGATTGTTTTTAAGTATTACATTTTTGATATAGTCATCAGTCAGTTTTACTTTTGGATCAAAGTAACTTGTTAAGTAATCATCTTGTGTAACTTGGTCAATGACACCTCCGTTTTCATCTTTTATGATAATACGCTCATTTAAACCTAAAGTATTAACTAATGTAAACTTATTTAACTTATCTTTTTCAGGAAACAATCCTGTTTCTTTATCTTTTTTATCTTTAATTTTACTAAAAGCAAATACAACATTACGTTCTTCTTCTTTGATTATTTGACCAGTATTATCAATTGTTCCAATGGTTAACTTACGAGAAAGATTAGGTTCAGACTCAATTACTTCAGATAAGTTTTGTTTTGTTTCTTTACCAAAAGTTTGTGTACCAATGTTATACTGTGAAAAGAATTGCTTAGTAACATCAATAGATGTAACATCTTCTGAGAACTGATCCTCAATATTATTTGTCAATTCTTCTTTAAATGTTTTGTATACTTCGTAAGCATTTTTAAGTGTTAGTAAATCATCTGCAGTTAAATCTTCTATTGATTTATCTCCTAATCTTTTGATAGACAACTCTTTAACTTTTTCAAGATGTACAGGATTTGAAAAATCTATTTTTTGTGTAGTATTATCACTGTTTAAGAAAACATAATTGTCAAGTGGATACAGGTAAAACTTTTCACCGGTTCCAATTATCTCACCCATCAATGCAAATTTACTATCTGCTTTTTGAGGTCTTGCGACAGTAATAACCGTTCCTTTAGAAGTAGACTTTAAATAATTGATTTGAGTTTCATTCTCAAATGTTTCATATGTTCTATTACCAAGACCTTTGTATTGTGGATTTGTAGCAAGTCCCTGTATTCTTTTTAGACGTTCATCACCAACAGTGCTTAGTTGTACTGCAAATATCCGTACACCAGCTTCTGGGTTATCCATCTTTTTAAGTTTATCTTCAATTTGTTCTCTAAGATATACAGTGTTTTCTACAGCTTGGATCTTAAAATTAGATGTAAGGGTGTCTTCAAAAAACTCTTGTTTGCCAGTATTACTATTTGAGTAATCATCGTTACGAGCATTTTTTGTACTAAGAATATCTATTTCATCAAGTTGAAACTCATTACCATCTTGTGTCATTATAAATAAACCTTCTGGTTTAGCTATTGCCTCAAGCATTTGACCATTTTTTAAAGTAACAAGTACATTGTTTAATTCTGCAAGAGATGCAATATCACGCAATGATATGAAGTCAGACTTTTTATCTAACGACTCTATAACAGAATCAATTCTTGCTAATAAAAATTCTTTCTGAGAATCAGTAGTATTTAGTTCACGAATAACATCTTTTAATTCTGAAGTCATGCTTTTTAATACTTCAGTTCTTTCTTCAAGACTTTCAAATTCGTGTGTGTTAAAGTAATTTTTTATTGCATTTAATACACCGTTTGATCCTGTTAAATCAATACCGGTAATTGTAGTCATTTTAGAAAGAGCTTCTATCTTTTTTTCAATAACTTCTGCTTTTAATGAAGGTGTTTTTTTAACAGTGTAAAGATTGCTTACTGCAGATAAAAATTTATCAGGTTCTGAAAGTAATGGTTTTGCTTCTGCAACCTTTACTGCATTACCAGTTTGATAAAATGAACCATCAAGATCATTTAAACCAATGTATATCTCAGATATTGAAAATAAAGAAAGTGATTTTTCATTGTTTGAAAGACCACTCTTTAAAATAAACTCTGCTGTTTTATCAAAGTTTCTATATTCGTTTGGATTTAGTTTAATTAGATTCTTTACAATTGATACATATTGACCAGTTGTTATTTCACACTGTTTCATAAAAGGTGATTTTTTTAAAATTACTTAAAGCACTCAGCTGCTTTCTTTAATTGTTCAATTATTGACGATTCAGAAATAGGATCCTCACTTACAAATTTACTAATTTCTTTTGAATTTTCTTGTACAATTGATTTAAAATCTGCAAGTTCATTGTTCAAGCTTTCTAAAATATTACGACCAGTAGACAACACGTTAGGTGTTTCAACTGTATCAAATAAGTTTATCTGAATTTCTTCAGATGGTTTAGTAACAGTAACTTTTTTTGAAGCATACTTAATCCTTTTACCTGTGATAACAGATTCTCTAATACCTTCAAGACTTTTTCTACCTTCTTTTGTAGCAGCGTACTCTTCTAATGTTTTAAACTCAGTGCCATTTTTCTTATTGTACAACTTCATTGCTTTCTCACCACGCGATTGCATGCTGGCATACTTTACAGTATCCATTTTGTCTTCAATGTCTGTCAATACTTCATCCATAAAGTTCTTTACAAAATCAATATCTTTTCTTGTGTTGTTTGCAGAAGTTGCAATCTCTTCAGCTTTTTCTTCAGTGCTTACAGTTTGAAGTACATTGTTACTTGTATCTGTGATGTCATATGTTTGAGCATCGTTTGTTGTAACTGTAAAAGGTTCTGCTGTAGATTCTGCTGGAGTTTCTCCAATCAATGCACTTAAGAAATTAACTTCTGCTGCACTTACAAAACCTTCTTCGTTACTTTCAGTTAACTGTGTAACATTAGGAGTAGGAGCAGGTGTAGGAGTTACAGTCGCAACAGGTGCTACAGGCAATTCTATTGGCTGAGATATTTCATCAGGTATTCCTTGTGTAGTAGTAACAACTGCTTCAGGTATTTCTGGTTCAGGAGCATTTGATGCTGGAGTTTCTTTTAATTTTTTATTTAATGCAGCAAGTACATAACTTCTTTCTTGTAATAAATCATCTATTTCTTGTTGTGTACCTTGAATACTTAATTCATCATACGTTTCGTTAATGCTATTAAGATTATTTTGCAACTCATCCACAGACATGTCCATGTATTGTTGACCCGGAGTTGTTTCAGGTATTTCACTAACAGGAGTCTCAGAAGTATTAGTCATTGCTTCAGATGCTGCAACAGCCTCTGCTTCAGTGTCATAACCTTCAGTAATAATTTCATCATTAGTTGTTGCTACACCCCATTTACCATCAGGATCCTTAAATGTTTTTGTACCTGTTTTTTCTTGAGTTATTCTTTGTTTTGCTATTGCAACTTGAGCATCAATAGATTCTTTAAACTGTTCAGAGTTTATAAGTTTTTGTTCATTTTCTCCAAGTTCAACATCACCGCGAGCAATTTTATCTACAAGTAATTGTTCCTTAACAGGTTCCATTTTACCAGTAGCAATCATTTGATCATATTCTTCATCTGTAATATCTTGAGAATATTCACTTGGTGCATATTTTTTAACTATATCTGCAAATTTTGCAGACACATTATTTTTAAGAGAGTCAAGTAATTTGTCTACATATTCGCCATTTTGTATACCAAGGTTTGGATCAAGAGCAACAGTCAATAAGTTTTTATAATTTTCATCTTGATACATCATTTCCATGATCTCAAATCCAATTGAAAGTTTATCTGATTCGTTAAATGAACTATTTACTTCTTCTAAACTATCAAGCAATCCACCAGTACCATAAATATGTTGTATGATTGTTACATTGTATCTATCTAAAAATGATATCACATTAAACTTCATTTTGCCATCAGTCATTTTACTAATAGCATGTTTAAAGTTTTTAGGATTCATAAGAGTATCAACAGCGTTCATATAGTCTTTTGTATCCTTGTCAAGTTTCATGTAGTCTACTAACTTGCTATGAACATCACGCATTTCTGTTTCAGAAATTTGTGTGTCTACTCCAGCTTGTTGATTTTTAACATTTAATAATTGTCTAAATGTTTCAATAACCTCATCATCGTTTACATCAAATGTTGTTTCAACAGTGTCTAAAGGTTCACCGTAACCGTCAAGTAATGTTTGTTTTTTATCAATACGTTTACCAACAAATGTATCTAATACTATATTTTCTGTCGGAACTATTTCACCTTGTTCATTTAATGAAATACTTGCGTCAACTCTATTACTAAAAAATGATTGCCATTTTTCTAAGTTAGCAAGTTCTTCTTCTTTATCTTTAATTTGTTTTTCAATCTTAGGTTTTAGACTTTCATCTGTGTTTTGTTCAAGATTGTTTCTATAGATTCTTAATTCAGACATTATGTTACCCTTCTCATCATTAAGAATCTTAGGATCTGTCAGAACACGGATAACATAATCAGAACTGTTAGCAATACTTTGATTACTTAATAATTCTTGTGCAATTTGTTGTGCACGTTTTGCAGTCATGTCTCCTTTAACTGCATTCATAGCAATTGTGTGAACAGCATCTTCTTCAGCAGAACGAGCAATCATTGCAGTGAAATATTCTTTGCTACCTTGAGTATATAATGTTGGCTCCGTAAAAGTCTTAACCTTGTTTCTTATACTATCAGTTACATCAGAATATTTTTTAATGTCTTTTGCAAGACTTTTTGAAAATTCTAACGGAGTTGTATACTTAGTATCTTCAAGTTTTACACCAAATGATTTTTCAAAATCTTCATTTGACATGTCAACTCCCATTTCTTTAACCACTCTTTGCAACACATCAATCGATTCTGTGCGTTTTGCGGCACTAATTGCGGAAACTAATGCATTATCTCTACTGTTCTCGAATTCGTATCTTAAACCTTTCGCAGCAGCTTCAGCTTGGTTCTGTCCTTCTTGTGTTTGATTGACAAAATTTACAATCTTATGTTTAAATGTTCTTTCTTCTGTTTGTTTAAAGAAAGTATTTAAAGTTTCAATGTCTTTGTCAAATTGTTTTTTAACTCTTTCAACAGGATTTTCACCAGGATTTTTTGCATACTGTCTTTCATTAATTTTATTAGACGCAGCTTCTAATCCTTTGGTTGTCATGTGAACAGGAAGTCTTACTAAGGTTCCTGTCAATGCACCCATTAAAAATGTTTTAATACCTTGCTTGCTTAGTTCATCTTCAAACGCTTGACCAAACGATTCACTTAATATTGAATTAGATTTCTGGTATTGACCAACATAGTAATCTTTCCAACCATTTGATGAAATACTTTGCAAGTTTTCTTGTAAACCTTCAACAAGTTCAAATCGTGCCATGTCTTTAAAGAACGCTTTACCTACTTGAAAAGTTGCTTCTTTTTTACCAAAGTCTGTTGCAATTTGTCCTGTAAGACCATATGCTCCAGCAAATCCTTTTTTATAAAATTTCTTTAAACCATTTTTTTCTACAAGTAACAAGTTATCTTTGGTTGCTTCGATTAACTCACGCATTGTTTTGTTAGCAGGTAAAAATTTATTAAACATGTTTCCAAATTGTAACTTGTTAGTTGCCAATAAGATTGCCATGTTTGTTTTATAATTTGCACCACTTGAATCCATTGATAACTTACGCATTTCTTCAAACTGCGTTTCATTTGGATTCTCACCATTATTGTTATTGCGATGATCGTCAATAAGTTTATTTAATGTATCACCATAAGAAGACACTGCTTCAAAAGATGCTTCTGTTGCAGACATGTTTAATTCCTGTGCTACACGTCTTAATCCTTGTGCACCCATACCAACAAGTTTACCTGTTGATAATCCTGCATCTACACCAGCTTTAATTCTTTCACCATATCTTATACCTGTACCAACTAATGGTAATCCTCTTGCGACATTACCTGTCATTTCAAGTACAGATTTTGATTTTAATATTGCTGGTAAGTTGCCATTGAAAACTGTAAATGTATCATTTATAGCATCTCGTGCAATACTACCGGTTGTGTTAGATACAGCAGCTGCTTCATCTATTTTAGTCAATAATCTAATTTCTTCTGCAGACTTGTTACCTAATGTAAAACCTTGTGCTGCTTCTCTAAAGAAATTTGTTTTCTTTGCAAGTGCTTCTGCAGATTCTCTGGCTCCTACTTCAACAGCTTCCCTGCCAAGTAATCTTCCAAAACCTGCTCCAATTTTTGCAAAGGTTGGAGCAAAAGTAGCAGCACCTTCACCACCTGCAGGAGCAGTGGCTGCTGTTATTAAAATATCTGCAGCAATCTCTAATGACAATGCTGCAAATGTTCCTAACATAAATCCACTACTTCCAATAAACTCAGATACACTTCCTTTTGAAAAAATACTATCTTGATCTTCAGGTTTTTGAAACACAAAGTTTTTTTGCGCATCCTTTTGATCCTGATAATACTGTTGCATCATTTCATCTTCAGTAGGCATTAATAAAGACATATCCATGTTTGCAATAGCAGAACCCATTCTACCATAACCAACAAAGTTTTCTTTAAATGCTGCACCAAATTTACTTGACATAGAATCAAAACCTTTTGCAAGAGCTGACCCCCATGTTTCCATTGCAGCAAATCTTGCATAGTTAGTAGGATCCTTTGGATTAAATCCATCTGGGTTATATGATTCTTGTTGTGTAAAATTTGCTATACTATCAGCATCCAAGTATCTTATGCCAGGTGACTTTTGGTAAGTCATTGAATCAATAAGAGATGTAGGAGGATCTATTTTATTTTGCAACTGTTGTCTACCAACATACTGAGAATAACGCATAGCATCTCCAAGTGGATCACCAGCTGGACCATCAGAAGAAGTTTCAACATTATTTGTTGCCTGATTGTTTGATGACATTAATGACGCAAAATCCTGTTGTTGATTTGCATCAGTAGCAGTTAATGCTGATGCGTCTAATTCTGTGTTTTCAGCCATGACTTATTTTTTCTTTTTGCTATTAATTGTTTGTAACGCAGTCATATAAGTTTCATATTGCGTTTTGATATGTTCATCAAGTGCCATGATTCCTTCTATATCATCTGGTCCAGTCATTGGAATAAAATCAACTCCTGATTTAACCCATTTGTCTTGTATTGGATCTTTATATTTAGTACTGTATGAAACTGAATAGTTACCATATCTGTCATAATTACCAGTAGCAGTAAAATCGAATCCAGAGTTTCTAATGTTTGTTTTAGCATTTATAGTACCTGTTGGATTTTGGAACAATAAATTAAAATCACCAAGAGATGTTTGATTCATTGTAGATTCTTTTACAAATTTCTTAAACCTTGATAATGAAGGATTTGTATTGATTGTTTCAAATGGCAATGTTACAACTAACGGTGCTGTTGCAGTTTTTGGATTATCATTTTTATTTCTTACAGTTATTTTTACAGTTTTATTAACTGGATCACTGCTTACCTCATACTCGTTACCCAATGCTTCAGCTCTTGCTTTGGTGTTCATATTAGCAAATTTGGTAAACACTGCAGGATCATTTGCAGAAGATGCCGCAACAGAACCAAATATGTTACCCCATTCATCTGCAGTAACACCTGTGTTTAATCTTGTTATAGTTGTACCAGTTGTTCTTTTTGTAAATTCTGGAGATACTTTTAAACTTAAACCATTTTTTTCTGCTTCTGACAACTTAGATAAATCAAATATAGGATATCCAGCTTGTGTACGCCCTGTAATTTTTACTTTGTCTTTGTATGTCTCTTTTATATTTCCATCAGCATCAGTTATACTTTTTGCAATATTTTCATAATTTTTATCAAGCTGTTCTTTTTGTGTAAACACTTGATCAAACTTACCCATTAAGTTATTTAATACATACAGTTGTTGTTTGTACTCTTGAACACTTCCTTGTTTTGCAAGAATAGGAATAAGTTTTTTTGCTTTACCATAAACACCAAGTGCAAATGATTCAAGCATTGATTGTGCAAGTTGAGGAGTTTTTGGATCATATGCATGCTCAAGACCAAGTTTCTTTGCAAGTGAGCCATACAGTTTTCCTTCTTGTTCTGTCAATTTTTCATTACTACCACCAGCAATTCTTTTTAATTTATCCATTACTGTGTAATACTTACCAGAATTGTCACCACCAACAACAATGTTTAAAGCACCTTCTTTTGGATCAAAAGCATCAGAAAACAATTCGTTACGTGTAGTTGTTAATGATTCAGCAAGAACATCAACTGCTGGTAAAGAAGAAGTTGTCTGAGAAGTACCAGTAATAGTGCTTGTTGGCAACTCACCTTTTCCTCCAGCAATTCTTATTTTTAATGCCATCTCATCATCAAACTGCTTTTGTTTTTGTTCCATCTCCATGAACTTGAGTTCTTTTTCTTGATTCATTTTTGCAATAGCAAGACTCATAGCATTCTTTTCTTTCCAGACATTCATTGCTACATCATCCTGGTCTATTTCAACTTTTGATGTCACTCTTGAATAGTCTTTACCCCAATCTATTGCAGTTTTATTCATTGCATTATTTTTGTAAAGATTGTGCAAGTTTTGTGCAATATATTCAAAACCACCTTTAGTAAGATCTGTTACTTCTTTCTCTGCATTTCCTGCAGTCTTTTCAAGTTCTTGTTTTTGTGCTTGTAAATTATTGTAATACGCTTGTTGTAAAACAGGTACTCCATCCGGATGTTCTCTATCAAATATTTCAATTTTTTCTAATACATCTGATAATCCTAACTTTGTCTGAGTCTCAGTTTTTTTTGCTTCTTCAATAGCAGGTTGTTCAAGTTTTTTTGCAAGGTTTTGCAATGCCTGATCTCTGGAAACTTTACTTGTTTCCATTTCTTCTTTAATATCATTCTCAGCATTAACAAATCCCATTACTCGCATTTGGTCATTAAATCTACCATCAGTTCTCATTTGATCAATTGCCCATTGCATAAATGAAGGTGCTGCGTCATCACCATTAGTTTTTTTAATTTTATAAAAACCATGCACTTCATCTCTAACAATTTCTAATTTTAATTCTTTTGCACGTTCATTAAGAAAACCTGTTACATCTTCAAATGGTACAAAGTTTTTTGGTTGTGCTTTTAGTATACTACCATCACCACGTTTAGCATTTTTTAATTCACTAATACCATAGTTCATATAAGCCATACTATAATCACTTGCAAGTGCTCTTTGTTTTGGATCATCACTTGCTTTTAGTGCATTGTATTTACCTATTTCATTACCATAATATTTTGTTAACGCCATATCACGACCAAGTTCTTTATCTTGTGTGATTGGATCTACGATAGAATTTGCAATACTAATGTTTGCAGGATTTGATAAATCTAAATTTGAAATGTCTTTTAAAGAACTTTGTACTTTTTTAAACACTTCTTTACGAAATTCTTCGTTTGATTCAGAAGTCAATGGGTCATTTAATGCAGAGTTGATTATGCTTTTTACATAATTAAATCCACGATCATACTCACCTTGTTTAGTTCCCAACACTTGTGTAAGAAAACCATAATCAGGTTTATATAAATTTAATTGTGGAAACTCATCAGTAACTCCTTTTAAAAATGTTGCCATGTTTATTTATTGTATAAAAATATTAATCTTCAAAAAAGTATAAAGGTAATGCACCAAAATCAAATACTACACCACCATATTGTTTTTTTACTTTTCCACCATATTTTGATTGTCTTGGCGCAGGTAATGCTTGTCCAGATAGAATAGCATTACGACCAGCATTTTTAGTATCAGCTACAGCAGCTTTACCATTTACTTCTGCATTTGCAGCATCTATCGCCTCTGACGCACTAAAACCTTTACCTTTCCAAAATATTACTCGATCTTCAAATGTATATCCTGATTTACTATTTTTACCAGTTGGGTCTGTAGGATTAATATACGGATCATACACAGGTCTACCTTGTGCATCAAACATTTGTCTACCATCTTTAAAAGTTACATCACCTGTATTACGATCAACATCGTAATTAAACATATCAGATAACTGATTAGTTCTTTGCCAGTTTGTAGTACCATTATTCCAAGCATCAAGTTGTCTCCATTTTAATGCACGTCTGGCATTATCATATTGTTGTCTTGCTGTTGCTGATTGACCAATATAATTTTGTAATGAGTTGGCATTTAAAATCTTTTCTTGATTATTAATTCCAGCAATGTTACCAGAAAATCGATTAAAAATATTTGAATTTTCATTTTCAACACCACCAATAATATTTGCAGATTGACCAAGTCTTTGATTTGATGGAGCAACCTGTGATGCACCAGCAACATTACCGGCAGTTGTATTGTATGCAGCTTCTCTTTCAGCAGCAGCTTGTTCTTGCATTGCAGCAATTCTTCTATCAGGATCAAGCAATGCGTAACGAGGAGTTTCTAAATCAACTTGAGTTAATGCAGGAGGATAATAACCAACATTGTCAGTAAGTGTGCCAGCAAAGTTTACTGCATCTTGTATCCACCAAGGTCTTCTTGGTTTTGGTTTTTCTTTTTCTGGTATGTCATCTGGTTTTTTATTACATCCTGCTTCAGCTTCTTCACGTGTATTGTAAGAACCTGCAGGCATCTCTCCTTCATATTCAAATTGATATATTTCTTTTACACCGGTTACAGGATCTTGTCTACAAGACCATGCTCTCTTTTTCTCTGGTATTGTTGTTGTTTCTTTTTTCTTAGTCATTGCTTCCAAGAAAGCATTATGAAACAAGCCTGGCTTTCCGTCAGTAGCAAGTTCTAATATTTTATCGTAACGTGCTTGACCTGTTAATCCTTGTAATTGTGCAGCAACATTAGGACCAAATACATTTGACTGTATAAGTCCTGTCATGTATTCATCAATAGCTTTTGCACCTTCAGGATTCAACATTGCTTGTTGAGCCATTGGTTTCCATTGCTTATCATAATTTTCTGGTTTCCATGGCGCGTATGTACTTTGATCTTGTGGTGTAAATGGTAACTTGTTTACATTACTTGGTTTAACTTGAAACTCAGGTGTATTATTAGCAATTACTTGTTTATTAGGATCTCCTGTAGCAACCGGTGTTACAGAACCATTCTGAATTCCTTGTGCTGTATTACCCATAAAAGGTTGAGATGCAGCAGTTGGTTCAGCATCTGCAGGAAATAAACCTGCAAGTTCAGCTGGTAATTCAGGATTGGCAACAGTTGTATTTGTAGCAACAGGTGGAATATTAACAGTTGTAGCTGCAGATGTTGCTGCAGGATTAGCAACAGCATCCATTGCTTGTTGATCAAGAGATGGAGTTGCAGAAGTTGAAGTTGTAGAATCACTTTTTGATTTATCTTCACCACTAAACAGGTCACTAAAAAAGTCACCTATCCCACCAAAAAATCCATTTGATGAACCATCATCCATCATAGAAGAACCAGAAGCATCACCAACAGTACTTGAACCAGTAGTTCCTTGATGCTTTGGTAAATCTCCACCATGCTTATAACCAGGAATTACTTTATTATTAAGAAACGCTTCATGAGTTCCATCAGGATAAAAAATTCTTATTGTATCACCCATTTTAACAGCAGATCCTTCTTGACCTTTAAACTTTCCACTTGGTATAATAAACTTTGGAAATGTTTGCATTTTACCAGGAACTCTTTTAGCAGGTTGTGGTTTTACATTTGTATTTGATGTAACAACAGTTTTTGCTGCAGGTTTACTATTGTCTTCTTTAACAACAACAGTAGTTGGAGGAACTTCTTCTTCTACTTCTTCTGCGTCACTTGCCCAATCTCTTGCACCAGTTGCCGCAGCTTGTTGTTGTGTAGAACCAGCAGGTGCAACATTATTTGTACTAATTATTTTTCCATTAGCATCTCTTCTCACAAATTGTTTATTTGCAGATGCAGTATAAATATTAGATGGTGTAACAAGTTGAGGCGTTGTGCTTTCAATGTAATCTGAAACATCCCCAGTTTGAGGATCATACTGAGGAGTTAATTCAACTGCTTGCAACGCATTTGTTCTAAAAGTTTCTTCTTGTGGTATTCTTTGACCAATTTTCATAGTCGTTACCATTTTAGAAACAAATGGGTCTACAACTTTAAATGTTTTTTTTCCATCAGAAAAAATATCTCCTTTTTTAAAGTACTGACCGCCAATAGTTGTTGAAGCTGTATTATAATCAACACCTTTATTTGGTTGAAGTCCTACATTTTGTACAATTTTTTTATCACCATTGTATGTAACTTTTTGAAAAAATGGATATTTACCACCAGGTACACCAGTCCCTTGAATTTTTTTCATGAATTCATCTTTATCCATTTTAAACCATTGTTTATTTTCAGGCGATTGAAATGTTAAATAATCACCTGTAAACCATCCTGGTTTGTCTTCTTGTGAATGATATATGTAAGGTTTACCATCTACATATACTTTATCACCTTGAGATTGAGTAAATCTTACAGTACCAGCATTTTGATAATTAGCCATTCCACCATAACGCATTTGACCTTCTTCTCCGGCTGCTTCTCTTCCTTCCATTATTTCGTGAGAAACACCTTCACCTTGTTCTTGACCAGGTGATTCTTGTCCTTGTAATCCTGCCATAACAGATTGTGCAATTGCAGGAACACCATCAGGAAATCCTTTCATTGATTCTTGTACCAATGCTAACATACCAAGTTTCTCAAGATTGTTTTTTAACATCTGAGAAGCAGTACGCTTTGATACAGGATCTGTTGCATCATCCTTTAGAATATTCATATAGTTATTCATAGGATATTTTTGTGCAATCTTTGCTGGTGTAACACCACCTTTGTCAAATTTAGTAATACCAAAAATAGAAAGTACTTCAGGATCTTTAATCTTTAACTTTTTTGTGTCAGAGAATATAAATGAACCAGGTGCAACATTAAGAGGTACACCGCCTTTATTATGTCTTTTACCAACAATTTTACTATGTTCTAAAAAACCATCATTGTTGATATCACCGATTACAGTTTCTCCACCTTCAGCTTCTATATTAGCCTCTTCACGTGGAACTGCACTAATAGTGTTTTTAACATTACTGTCTTGGTTAATTGGATTTACTTTGATGTATAAATCATTTCTATCAACTAAACTGTAGTTACGTTGATCACCATTTTTTGGAAGTTGTTTTATTCTAATGTTGTACATAAACTTTTAAAGTTTAAAGTTAAAAATGATAAATCTCTCACATTTAGAATTTACAAATATAATTTGTTTTTTCCTATTTTGTTAGGGATTTTGTTATTTATTAATGAATTCTATTTCTGCACCGTTCTGCATAAGTTGTAATAACTCGTCTTCTGATACTTGATA